TCAAATCAGGTCTATAAATCTTGTTTCTGTTGTACCGTCCTCGTATTCAATAACCACTTCAACGCCCACCTGGCCGTTTTCGCCCTTTTCAAGGTTTTCGGAAGCAATCTGCGCTGAAAATGTATAACTTTTACGTGTTGCTGGGTATACCGTCTGTGACAGACTCTTTGTCATACCAGGTACACCAACAGCCTTGAAGGAAGCAGTTCCCGAAACACCATTCTCAGTATCCACTTCAAAGCCGGAATTGACCCAGTAGGCAAAACCATCATCCGCTCTGGAATTGCGCAGATGGTTGAATGGTACCATATCTTTAATGTCCTGACGGTTTACCAACTCTGCTGAGGACAGCGCATCCGCTGCCTTGTCCCACTGTGCTGAAGAATCGCCAAGTTCCCGCAGTTTAGTTGAAAGCTCAATCACTGTTTTCCATGGTTCCTGCAAGTTATACTGCCTTCTCACAACACGAGTCTTTACCAAAAGGCCTAGTTCTTTATCGTCCACTGTAACAATATCACCCAGTTTCCATGCTTCGTGCTCATAACCGGTTAGCGCAGATAAATCCATTGCAGACAGTACATAAGAAACGCGAGGCTTCGAATATTCTGCAAGCCGCATTTTTGCATATTCCAGCATCTGATACGGATTTGTAAACGACGAACAATCAAGCGTCGACACCCTCACTTCACTGGAAAAAGTGTAATCTTCCACGTATTCCTTACCTCCATTAATTGAAGCGAAGGTCAATCCGTCCTTTCCATAAGCATAGAGCTTTGTCACTAATTCACGTGTATCGACTACCCGCTGAATACTTTTCAAATTCTTTCTATATGAAAAAAGCGCTCCGCTATCAGTACCACTAAAAGTCAAAAGGTGTACCTGGCGGTTGGCGCTGTCAAACACCAGATCGCCGCCATAAATATTCTGTACGGTGCGAAGGATGGATAAGGCATTTTTTTCTGTACACTGCCATGTCCGTTTCGTAGTGACAGTAACATTTCCTACTGTCCAGCCTGTACCCAAAAGTGCATATTGCATCGGAACATCTGCAGTATCTGCATTGAATTCTCTAGGTTCTTTTTCCGCACTGAAAGACAGATCGTAAAATACCGCTTCAGCATATACTTGCGTAATAACACGCCCATCTTCGCTTTTATTGTCCGTTAAGGTTCGGATCCGGTAAATGTCATTTACGATTTGCACTTGTTTTTCATTTTCCAGTGTGCTTCTTTTTGGATCATGGAACGGAAGCTTGAATTCCAGCGTATCCGCACCGTTCACCTCACCAGTGACAATGATATCAAAGGCATTTTCAAGAACAGCTTCCCATGCTCCGTTTTTGTCCAAAATCACAGGACGGGCAAAGCCTAATTTCTCATAGGGCGCTTTCGGTATATCATGAAGCTGTATTTCCAGAAGTTTTGGCGTCTTCAACGGATCGCTGCTGGTAAGGGTAACACGGAACCTTATATATTGCCGATTTGGCGATTGAAGTTCACCGCTGGTTCCCACAGCCTGCCATGCAGACCATTCTTCAAGATCATCGCTTGTGCTGGTCTCTACTAGAGACACTGAAGTAACACCTGCAGTATATTCGCTTGTCACAGCTACACGACCGCTGCCCGATAATGCACATGGAACCGCCCTTGTATAAAGTACGCCACTTGCAGGATACTCGCCATCTGTTGCTTTAAGGGTGACTGCGCCAGGCTCTGCCAAAGCATCTACATCCGAAGCCGCATCCCCACCGTTTGCATGTAAAGACGACTTAAAATATAACAGCAAATCATCAGCTGTAAGCTGTGAGTCCGTTTCCAGAAACCAGTCGTCGAAGCCTCCGGCATAGTAGTAGGTATTTGCATGCATCCCCATAATAATGTCTGCTATACATTCCCGATTCAGCTCTCCCGAAAAGGAACGCACAGGCGACACCCAGGTTGCCCCGTCGCTGCGATCGCATATGATGTTCTGTACCTTTTTGTTGCTTACTTCAATGATGGAGGCGATAAAGTACCAGCCGCCGTTTTTTAAGGTAATGGTAGCTGTTTCACTCTGGTCGTAGATTAGTGTGCCGGAGGAGTTATACAACATCAGCCTAAGTCTTCCTTGATAAAGTGAAACATAAAGAATTGGCTGACCAGGTCCTTGGCGGGTATTGAATATGGGTATATATGTCTGGCCGACCGAATAGGTGGTAGGATTAATCCAACCGCCTACAACAATCTTTTCGCCCAGATTGCTAAAGAAACTCCCATCATTTTCTGCTATAAGATGGGTCTTTTCAGAAGTCGGATTAACAATATTTTGCCTAAAGTATCTTCCGAATCTTCCAGCAATAAGGTTTGCTGATGTACCTGACCAGCCGGAGATGGTAAAATGTCTGCCATGTCCCGATGAATCCATAAGCTGAAGATTTTCGTCTGGTGTTTTTTCATTAAATCGCCATAAAGCAGACATCCTTGATGTTACAGGAAACTCACCGGTAAAATCCTCTTGGCTCGTTAGAATTGATTTTATCGCCATGTTATCACCTCCATCTGCTTTTTGCCTGTATTTTTAACTCAGTAAAGGTCGCGTTTTCTGCGGCAATCTCAATATGATTAACACCTTTCCTGAGAATTGGAAAATTCAGATCCTGCAGGCTGGGAAGACCATTTCTCAAGGTTCGGCCTGTTTCATCAATAGCTTTAGCCGTTACCATGCCAGAATCGATAACAAGTGTCTCACCTTCAGATAATGAGCCAACAATTCGCAATTCCTCTCCGTTCGTAATAAGCGAAATATAGCTTGATGAGGACGTTGATATCAAACCCTTCAAGAGATAAACCGGATTGGAATCCGCATTTCCTTTAACCCTCTCCAATTCATGCAGACCTGTTTCAGAAAGAACAAATATCTCATCTTCCAACGCATAAGCATATGGGTCGGGACAAACAAACCGAAGTTCAAAGCTGCCCGCTGTCCGCAATATCCGCTCACAGTCAACCGCTTCTGATAAGCGAGCCATGAAATATCGGTCGGGCAAATCATCTAGAACAAGTTGTTTAAGACCGTTTTCCGGATTTAACCATTCAGCAACATTATCAAGAACCGATACAAGCTCAGTAAAACTGCGCTGGGGAAGCACACTACAGCTAATTATTATGTTTCGTTCTGATATGTCGCAGCCAAAATCTGCAATACCTGCTTTGCCCGGCACAGTTTCAAATGAATTGCGCAGGGCAGGGGAGACCTGCCATTTGGTAAGTCTTGCTCGTATTTTCATACTTTGCGACGATATTCCATTGTAGATAAATCCCATATGCTTCCCTCCATTACGCTGTTATAAAACGTCCCTGCGCCCTTGAACCTGTCTGCATCAGGTTATATAACTCCTGTGAAATCCTACGTATGTCTTCTTCACCACGAACAATCATCTGCTGCACCACAACAAGCGGCCCGGAAGCTAAACCGCTAAATCCACCTCTTCCACTTACATTAATATCAGGAGATATATTAAAATCTGTCGGCACTGCATTTTGCATATCGTCTGCCACTCTGGCCATAGCCTTGTCAAATCCCTCACCAATACCCAGTGCCATATTGCCGCCAATACCTTCAAAAACAGTGGACGGAGATCTGATTCCAAGAAAATTCTTTACTCCATCAACAATACCGGAAAAGAAACCGGAAACCTTATCCTTAATCCAGCTACCAAGGCTTTTAATACCTTCCCAGATGCCTTTTACAATGTTCTTACCAATCTCAACCACTGAAACAACCGCCTTGCCCAAGCCTTCTATAATAGCCGCAACAATCTGAGGTAAAGACTTTACTAGTTCTGGAATGGCTTTCACAAGCCCGGCAGCAAGCTGTACGATAAGCATAATTCCTAATTCTATGATCTTCGGCATATTGTTCGTCACAAAGTCAATGATTGCTGTAATTATCCTCGGCAGTGCTTCAATGAGTTCTGGCAATGCGTTTAAAAGTCCCTGCGCCAGTCCCTGAATCAATGTAAAAGCAGCTTCAAGGATTTTGTCCATGTTATCCAGCAGTCCTTGCACAATGGTGATTACTGCTTGAACCGATGCTGGAATTAGCTCCGGTAATGCTTCTCCAAGCCCCATTACCAACGCTGTGATTAGCTGCACAGCTGCATCAATGAGTAAAGGCAGGTTATCAATGAGTGCTCCTACAATAGTCATGACCGCATCTACTGCTGCTGGAATCAGCTCCGGCAGCAGGCTCAAGAGAGTTTGAAGCACCTGAGAGAACAATTCAGTTACAGTTTGCAACAGCATGGGAAGCAGATCTTTGACTGCTGAGATAATAGAACCAGTTGCCTCCGGCAGGGCTGCCACGATATTCTCCAAAACCGGTACAATATTTTTAACTACAGCCTGAAAGGCATCCACAAGATTTTGGGTTAGGTTCGTCATATCAGCGTTCGCATTGCCAAGTCCTGCTATAAACGAACTTAGAGAGGCTTGTAAAAGACCAATGGAACCGCTGATGGTCTGGGTAGACTCTCTTGCGAAGTTGCCAGCATACTGTTCGGTTTTTTCAAAAAACATCTGCATGGCGATCTCGGCCTTTTCGGCATTGGTTGCGCTATTCCAGGCAAAATCCAGCCCTTTTGCAAGAGCATAAGCTTCGATGGTAGTGGCGTTCATGGCGACACCCAGATTATCCATCATGGTGAAGTTACCCTTGGCTGCGCCAGCGATGGATTCCATAGCAGTCTGCATGTCAATACCCATAACCGAAGCCATATCTGCCGCTCGCTGCATGGCCTTCTCGGTAAGTTCCAGACTTTTTTGCTGATCGACACCAGCACCCTGAAACAGTGCGCCCATTTTGTTGGCGGTGGCAAGGTACTCGGATTGGGACAAGCCCAGATTCTTGTAGGCTTCTTCTCCCGTTTTTTGGATACGTGCAGCATATTCTCCAAACACAGCTTCAGAACCACCAAGGTTCTGCTCAAGCTCACCAAACTGCTCCACGACCTCTTTTCCCAGCTTGATGGCAGCCGCGCCCGCTGCGGCTGCTGCAGCACCCATAGCCGCGCCAACACCTTTAAGAACGCTGCCCAGCTTCTCAAATTTCGAGCCGGATTTTTCGGCATTGTCTCCACTTTCCTTCAATTCGTCCCCAAGCTCGTCTGCACTTTCAGCAGACTGTTCGAGCTCGCGCTCCATTTTGTTCAGTTCGGCTTTTGCATTATTAAGCTGTATTTGCCACGACTGAGTACGTCTGTCGGTTTCTCCGAAAGATGAGGCGGCATTGGCAAGCGCTTTCTCCAAAGTAGCTATTTTTTCTTTCTGCAATTCGATCTCTTTGTTAAGCACCTTGTTTCTTGCAGTAACAGCTTCAACTGATTTATCTTGCTTATCAAACTGAGATGCGACCAGGTTCATTTCGCTACCCAGTACCTTAAAACTTTGGTTGATCTCGCGAATGGCGTTTTTAAATTCCTTTTCGCCTTCAATCCCGATCTTCAAGCCAAAATTGTCTGCCACATAACCGCCTCCTTTCCTGCAAAATTTTTAAATTCCATAAGGTATCACATCATCAATGGTCAGCATGCGCTTCGGTTTGGACAGTCCTAAAAACTGTCTATGGCACTCCCATAAATCAAGCAGGTACCCAATAGGCATTAGCCATACTTCATCCTCTGAACGGTTGAGCTGGACAGTGCCGTAATATAAAAGCCGAGTGAACAATTCCTCATCGCTCACTCGGCCGGTGTGTTTTTTAAGTCATCCTCACTTTCAACGTTTCTTTTGGTACCCTTGAACATTGCTTCCATGATAGCGTCTTTATATGCTGCCAGTTCCAAGGGAGATGTGAGAAGTTCCACTGTCTCTTCAGTCAGGAGTTCACGCTTATCCTGATTTTTGAGGTTGTGTATCAAAATGCTCTGGTTAGCCAGCAGTGTAATCAGCCATACCACTTCGTCAAGAGCCATCTCGAAGTTCTCGGTTTTCATCAGTTTCGTGCCGAGGTTTTCAAGACCGCCGTACCTTTTTGCAATCTCCTTTGTCGCTTTAGTGGTTAGAATAAGCTGATATTCTTCATCGCCGATTTTGATAATTGCGCTTCTGTCATTATCCTGCATTATTCGCTGCCTCCTCCCACAGCAAATACCGGCTCATAAACTTCCGTATACCAGCCGGTAATAGTTTCAGGCGATACACCGGGATCGTCTTCGCTGACCTCCGCCTTCCAAGGGTGCTTTCCCTGGCCATCTGGTTTGTTACGTCTCATGACTGTCCCTTCAATGGTGGGTGTCGAAAAGGTAATGCTATCACCTTTCGTTTGGAGATTTGTAGCCGGGATTCCGAATTTAACCCTGTAAAGCCAAAAATACCTGTACTTGCCGTTAGCTTTCTTGGCTCTAAAGCCGATTGCTACAGGCGCGCCTCCATCCTCACTGGCAGAAATCAGCACCTTATTGTCATCAAGGGTGGCTCCCGTCAAAACCTCAGCAGCGTCTACTCCGATATCTGCAACACCAAGAGTCAGGGTGCCGCTTTGAAATTCCTTGACCACTTCTGCCGCCCCGTCATCGGCATAAAGTGTCGCCTCTGCCAGCTCCACAGAAAGCTCTGCCGTAATAGCCTTAGCCAGCGGAACAGGCGTGTCGTATGTCTCTTCTCCGTTTTCATTCTCAGTTATTTTGGCATAATATAACCTGTCCAGTCCGATTGTGGCCATGTTTTTCATTCCTCCTTTACTTCATACTCTTTTGCCACATCAATGGCATAGTGGTGATAGCCGGTATCGTCCTCATGGCCTATATACCGCCTGTCGGTAATGGTAAAGCCTGCTTGGAGCAATGTGTTCACTATTTCGTTTTTACGGGCAGTGTAGTTTCCCTTTATAAATAAAGACAACCTTACCTCCTGGGTTTCTACCTGAGGCCGGTTGTCTGCAAAAACTTCAAATGTATCTGTCATCGGAGTAATGACAAGGTACTCATCTGGCGGTACACCGCTAAATACCCCGGTTTCAATGGGGATACCCAAACCATCTAATAACGAGTTTAATTCTGACAATATGCTCATATACGACCCAGCTCCTGTTCCAGTCTTGACTTCATTACTTCGATGCAGGACTTCCTTGTAGCTGATTTTGCCGGTTTCAAAAAGGGCCTTGGAGGCTGCCCGGACTTGCCATACTCAATAATATTAGCAATCTTCGCATTGCTTACCCCATCCTTCCTTGGTTCAGTAAAGCCGATTTTTATGTTGTGGTTTCCATCCCTGTCCTGTTTGGCAGGAGAGAGTCCCAAAGCATTTACCAATTCACCGGTTGCTCTGGACGGATATTTAGTGCCGCTCCCGATAACTGACTGAAGATTGGACTTCACTTTTGAAAGAACCACTTCCCCGCCTGCTTCCAGCACCTTAGGTATGATTTCGTCTGTTCTTTCTCCAAGTCTGGATAACTTGAGCAAGAACTCTTCCGGCATTTTAACTTCCACCTTAGCCACGTTGCAGCCCCTCCTTTTATGCTTTGCTTGATTTCACCTTTTCCGCAAGCACCTCAATATACATTCCACGTCCTTTTACGTCCTCAACACTGATAATGTTGTACCTGCCATCGCTGCAAACGAGTACAAGATCTGTGGTAATTTCAAGGTTAGGTATCTTACGGAAGCGGAACAAGGCAGACGCCTGCGAAAACGCCGCCCTGTTTGCCCATTTTTCACTGCCATGCCTATCTTCCTTGTATGCCCTTACCGAAGCAAGAATAACATCACCTTTTTCAGCAAAACCCTCACTGTCCTTAACCGGCTTGGTTGAGATAATATCCACAAAAGTTCTCATTTTCCCAAAGCCCATATTTACACCTTCCAATCCCGGTCGAGCCGCAACAAAAGGTTAACTGTATTCCATACCTGCTGTCCAGCCTGCACACTATCCCCAAAAAAGCCAGCCGTCGAGCCATCCCTGCTTTCATAAAAATGGCTCGACAGCATAATGACAGCCTGCTCAGTAGTAGGCAGCATGGGGTTTTCGGCATAATATCCTTCCGGCTTTTTCTGGTAACTTTCCGCATAGGCCACTGCGGCTTTGATATACTCTTGTAAAAGTGCGTCATCTTCGCTGTGCTGCAATATGAGGTTTGCTTTAACCTTCTCCAAAAGTTCCATGCCGCAGCACCTCCGTTTTCATTAAGCTGATTTCTGCTGCAGTATCTTGACTGCTTCAGACAGTACCAGCTTGCCATCTACACGCTGGGTTGCCATGAATCCAACTTGTCCGGTCGCAGCATACAACTCATTAAGCCGCTTAAAAACCCTGCCCTGACGGTCTGCCACCCAGTAATAAGAAAAATCGCCGAATACAATCGTTTTTGCTCCGGCGGCAATGGCTGGCATAAATGCAGAAGTTTTAACTGGACGATTGAGGATAGTATCCGGTGTTCCAGCAGTTACAGAAGGCTGCCAGAGATACTGACCGTTGTTGTCTTTGAGCTTCCTTATAGCTTTAATTGTCGAATCATTTATAATGAATACAGCGTTCCTGCGGTACGGAGACTTTAGGCTGTAGAACAAGTCCATGATCTCGTCAAGGGTAATGGCTGTTGCACTCGCCGCAGTTACTCCTATCTCGCCACCGCCGTTATCTGCCAAGATACCGGTTGGCTTGCCAGATCCGTCACCGATAAAAAATGCTTCCTCCTCTTTTGCTCCGATTCGGCGGGCGAATTCTTTGGCTATATACTGCTCAAGGTTGAATACACTATCGTTTAACAATTCCTCTGACACCTTGATCATAGTAGCCAGCTTATATGCGCCGATGGATACCTGTGCAAAGGAGTCATCGCTTTCGGGAATCTGGCCTTCCTCATCCACCCAGGATGCAGTACCCTTGCTTGCCACCACAGGAATTTTCTTGTCACCGCTGGACGCGGTAATAACATTGGCAATCTGCCTAAAGATATTCTCCTCCTCCAGTGCTTCCACAAGAGTACGCTCAAAGTCGTCGGGAACAAGATATCCACCTTCGGTGTCCTCTCCAATCTGCAGCGCGTTGTGTACGTCATATTTGCGCCTGCCGCGCATCATGTTCCAGAAAGACTGCCTATACTCATCGCTGGCACGTCCGGTTTTTTCATTGTTGCCAGATATGGAAGTGGGTTTGTCTGTAATAGGAATATTCAACGGTTTTGACAGTTCCAAATCTATGGCAGCCTGACGCTCAAGACGCTCTATTTCTTTGCCCAGCGCAATAACGTCGGCTTCCATTTTTTCATAAGTCGCGGTATCCTCCGGTGAAAGCAGTCCGTCGTTCCCGCGTTTGCTGTCGAGGAAAGCTTTAGCAGCTTCCCATACTTTAGCGCGTTTTTCACGCAGTTCCAGTATTTTGCTCATAATCAAATCCTCCTTAAGGTTTTAATAAAAAAAGCCGCTTTTCAAGCGACTCAATTGGTGTTCCTTTTGGTTTTTCTTTTGGTTTAAGCTTTTGCAGGATGGAATTTGTTACTGCCTGCCTACTGAAGATCATTCCTCCTGATACTTCAAATTCGGATGGGAATGATTCATCCTCCATAAACAAGATTCCATCGGCAAAGCCAAGTTCCACCGCTTTTCTTGCGTTAAACCAGCTTTCTGCATCCATTAGGTGCGATATTTTTGCCCTGGAAAGTCCGGTTTTCAGCTCATAAGCGTTGATGATGGATTCCTTTATTTCTTCCAGCATTGCGATAGCTTTCTCCATTTCTTCTGTATCACCGATGGCTATTGTCATAGGGTTGTGAATCATCATCATGCTGACTGGTGACATAAAGACGTCACCTCCGGCCATAGCTATGACCGAAGCGGCGCTGGCTGCAATACCGTCAATCTTTACCGTCACTTTGCCTTTGTAATCCATAAGCATGTTGTAAATTTGATTAGCTGCAAATATATCTCCGCCAGGGCTGTTGATCCAGATCGTTATATCACCCTCTCCGGACAACAGCTCTGATTTGAACTGTTTGGGAGTTACTTCGTCTCCCAGCCAGCTTTCTTCAGCTATTGGGCCGTCAATATATAATGTCCGGCTGCCATCATCGTTTTGTATCCAGTTCCAGAAGCGGCGAACCGGTTTTGGTTTTTGTGATTTGTTCAACTTTTGATCCCTCCGTTTCAGCATTGTTTTTGCCTGCAAATGCACCTGCATCGGCAAGCCTGGTCATGTTACCGTTAACAAGATACAGATCTCCGCCCAACTCCGCCGGAATCCGGTTCATGTCCTCAAGCTCACGGATATCGTTAGCAGACATCCAGCCGTTCTGGCGAGCTACAGCATAACCATTCATGCGGCTTGCATAATCACCGCGCAGAAGGCCATCTACATTGAATTTGACAAAGTATGCCCGCTTCTCTGATGGTAAAAGCAGCGCTTTTTGGAGAGCCTGTTCCCAACGCACCACCCACGGGTCAAGCGTGTATTTAACAAATTCCAGAGATTGCTGTTCGATGTTTGAAAAGCTTGACTTTTCAAGATCTCCAACCATATGGGGAGGTACTCGGAATATCCGAGCAATTTCATTTATCTGAAACTTTCTTGTCTCTAAAAACTGTGCCTGTTCGGGTGGAATGCCGATTGGTTGAAACTTCATTCCCTCTTCCAGAACTGCAATGCGATGAGCATTGGCACTTCCTTGATAAACAGCGTTCCAGCTTTCCCGCACCTTTGCCGGATCCTTTAATACGCCGGGATGTTCCAGAACGCCACCCGGATTTGCTCCGTTGGCAAAAAAGGATGCACCACACTCCTCACAGGCAATAGCCATGCCTATGGCGTTCTTGGCCATAGCAATAGGGGAGTATCCAATCAGCCCGTCAAAACCGAGTCCCGGGATGTGAAGAACCTCCTCACTTCGTAGGTATATAAGGCCTGCTTTTGGATTAACCCTGCTCTCATCGCTGTCGCGCCGATAAGTGTAAAACAGTTCTCCGTTTGGAGCCCTGTCTACCGTCATTTTGTTTGGCAAAAGTGGATAAAGCGCCAGCACTCGTCCGGAACCGTCCCTAATAATTTGAGCGTAAGCATTTCCCCATAAAAGAAGATGACTCATCAGTGTTTCTCGGAACACGAATGAAGTCATCTCAGGGTTTGGTTCGTCATGGAGTAAATAATAGAGCGGGTGGGTCAACGCTTTTTCTTTGCCACCGTCTTCTTTATAGCGGTACACATGAAGCGGAAGCCCTGCGATGGCTTCTGCAAGTATCCTTACACAGGCATACACTGCAGTTGTCTGCATAGCAGTCCGCTCATTTACAGTCTTTCCGCTGGATGTGCCGCCGAAGAAAAAGCTATATGCATTACCGAACAGGCTGTTTTTCGGCTTGTCCCTTGCTTTGAACAAACGGGAAAATACACTCATATGATCAACAGCCCCCTTTCATCATAAATTGATCCATTGCGCTCATCCCCGTCATGCCTTAACGCGCGGTCAAGCGCCATAATTAACGCTACCGCACCATCTATTCTCTCGGTGGACTTTTCTTTATCAGGCTTTATGTTTCCGGCGGGATCAGTTTTGACATAGATATTGTCCATCATCCACCGCAGTACTGGATTACCACCATGGGCGATGCGTTCTTCCAATGTCAGCTTCATCAACTCTTTTGTAGGCGGCGACATATCCTTGAAACCCTGACCGAATGGAACAACCGTAAACCCCAAAGCCTCAAGGTTTTGCGTCATCTGAATTGCGCCCCAGCGGTCAAAGGCTATTTCCTTAATGTTATATTTCATTCCGAGTTCCTCAATAAAGGTTTCGATAAAGCCATAATGCACGACGTTACCCTCAGTGGTATATAAAAAGCCTTGCCTTTCCCAGACATCATAAGGCACATGATCTCTCCGCACACGCTGATCAATATTCTCCTCCGGTATCCAGAAAAAAGGTAGAATCTGATATTTATCAGATTCATCAAGCGGTGGAAACACCAGCACAAAGGCGGTAATATCGGTAGTAGATGACAGGTCAAGTCCTCCGTAACAGGTTCTGCCGCGCAATTTTTCTGCATCAACAGGAAACGCACACTTATCCCATTTATCCATTGGCATCCAGCGCACCGATTGTTTCACCCACTGATTTAAGCGGAGCTGACGGAATAAATTTTCCTCTGCAGGATTTTGCTTGGCATTTTCACAAGCCACCCTCAGTTTTTCGATGTCAACTGTAATGCCTAGTGACGGATTAACCTTTCTCCATACCTTTTCACTTGTCCAGTCGTCGGTATCGGATGCGCTGTAGATAACAGGGTAGAAAGTCGGATCTATCTTACGTCCCTGCAGAATATCCTCTGCCTTTTGATGCACTTCCCAGCAGATGGAATTGCGGTCGGTGCCAGCAGTCGTAATCAGGAAGAACAACGGCTGCTTCCTTGCATCGCCAGATCCGTGAAGCATTACATCATAAAGATCCCGGTTTGGCTGGGCATGAAGTTCGTCAAATACCACACCATGGACGTTTAGCCCATGTTTCGTATATGCCTCCGCTGAAAGCACCTGATAAAAACTGCCTAACGGTTTATATACCAGCCGCTTCTGCGACAGCATTGGTTTAATTCGAGACTTTAATGCCGGACACTGTTCCACCATATCTACCGCAACGTCGAAAACAATGGATGCCTGCTGACGGTCAGATGCACACCCGTAAACCTCGCCACCATGCTCGAAATCACCGCATGTCAGGTATAAAGCGATTGCCGCTGCAAGCTCGCTCTTACCCTGCTTTTTTGGGATTTCTATATAGGCAGTGTTAAACTGCCGGTATCCGTTAGGTTTCAAGATTCCGAATATATCCCGGACAATTTGTTCCTGCCAGTCAATGAGTTCAAAAGGCATCCCATACCATTCGCCCTTGGTATGCTTCAAGCAGTTTATAAAAGTAACAGCGGCATCCGCCGCTTCCTTGTCATATCGAGAATCTTCCGCCATAAACTTTGTTGGTTTATACCGTTTTAACTTCCGCAGCTTTGCCGCCTCCTTTCCTAAAATTGAGCAAGAAAAAAGGAACCTCAGGGATGAAGTTCCTCTCGTTAGTGGATTTCTATGAAGCCTGTTACGTTATTACTGTTATCGTTTGCCTGTCAGGATAAACTCGGCATATTCTTTTTTGTGTTCATTTAGAAAGACCACCAATTCATAAAAACCCTTTTTGTATGCCTCCTCCTGCACTCTTGGCAAGTCAAACATATTGCAGACACCGCTGTCCCGTATGACAATTATCTGCCGGTAAATCTTATCAGTTATCAGATTTTCGTTACCCATGTCCTACACCTCAGACTTCTCTGCCGCTGAAACTGAATCGCGTACCGCTTTATTGAGAACTGAAATATCAAAACCCGCGTCTATATATCCGTGCCGAATCACCTCGTAATAGTAACGACCCGGTGCTCCCAAAGGTCTACCTTCATTCATGATATACACCATTGCGGGTACCCACTGCCCTTTGAAACGTACCTTAACCGTTTCTTTCCGGTATAGATGCGGATAACCTTCATATCTGTCCAGCGCCTCCTCATCATTAGGCATGATTCTCCAAAGCAGTACCGGTACACTTTCACCTTTTTGTTTTTCTATTGTCGCTACTGCGCCGCCATTCCCTCCTCTGAATAACAGCCGGTATCCTGTGAGTTTTGCACTCCCCAGCACTTTTGCCGTTGGGCAGCGGTATGCCATCTGCCTTAAGTTCAGATTGCTTCCGTATGCTAAATATATGGTTCCTTTTTCTTTGCTCATCGTATCATCCTCCTTGTATTTACCAAGGCAGAGGCGGAGTCCACCCCTGCGCTTGTCTATCTATGCTGCCCGAAACCGCCATGCTGCGTTACCATCAAGGTGTTTGCAAAGATGCTCCCGGCAGTTTTTGAACTCATCACCAATAAGTCCTATGCGGTTGAGATATGTCCGCATGGCAAACTTCTCATTTTCAACCTGTGGTTTCTTGCTGGAAGCGCATTTTTGCGTTAACGCCTGATGGTTTAACGCAAGGGCAAGCACTATGTAGCTTCTAATTTTTCCCGCATGAAGTTCGCTGTTAAAGCCTCGAAGCTCAATTGTCCCATTGCCGTTAAAAAAGCTGTGCAGGTTCAAAAAGTGGTATCTGCTATTATGGTAATGGGTGCTTCGGCTTTCGCTGTAACCTTCGTACCAGATGCTCTCAATCGCCGCCATGGTTTTGGGCTTACGCCGATTCATCTTCTCAACCAGTGCCGCATCCATCTTTTTACAAAACCGCATCCTGTCCGGCTCAATCTGCAATGCTTTATAGAAAAGGTCATTCTTGCTGGCGATAATGTTGATAAAATTACGGATGCTTCGCGGTGTGTGGTCTGCACCGTCTATATGGATATGAATTCCACAGCTTGTGTTTGCAAAACCTCCAGCCTTGCGAAGCCTCCTTATCAATTCCTGCAGGGTTTCAATGTCTTCGCGGTATGTCAGTATCGGGCTTACCAACTCGACGCTATATTCCCGGCCAGCCGCCACAATCCTGCCGTTTTCCTTTTTCTGAGTCCGGATGCTCCCGTCGCTCATGAATTTCCATATCCGTCCATCCGGTGCTATAACCTTTTGGGTATCGTAATAATCTCCGATGGATTCAATCCTTCCTCCAAGAAAAGCTGCTGCAGTTTTTGCCGCCTGTTTTCTTGTAATCCCCGTCAATTCTACCTCGATTCCAAATCTCGTTGTAAGCATTGCGCTTTCTCCTCGCTTTCTCTGTGTTTTTTGCCCTTTGGCAGTGTACATTAGGCCATTGAAAACACAGGATAGCAAGGCAATTCTGCATGAGTTTCCGCTGGATTTTGGAAGATTTTTCGCATCTTAATTTGTGTACATTTACAGCTTTCTGATCATATCTACACCATAAGCTGCACCCAGAGAAGAACCGCTGTCCCAGTTGATGTGAATGGTTCCGATATCATCTACAAAAGAGACTGTACCTTGGTCTCCTGGTTTCAGCTTAGAGTACGGATCATCCATGCAGATAAGCTCAACGCGTTCTCTACCATCCGGCATTACCAACACTCCATCAGACTGTCCCCGCTGCTTAACCAGCAAGCAAAGCCACACTCCATCCTCATTAACGTGACAAAACCCTTTGTTTTCCTCAATAAATGTGCGGTCAACGCATAGGTCGGCAACGAAGTTGTCATAGTCAATCTTTGAAAGCTCGATGGTTTTTACAACTGCAAATCGTTTCCTCGTCTCATACCGATGCGGCACTTTTAGATCCTCAATCCTAAACGGATGCTTGACAAAGAAGGCGGTGCTATGAAAATCATTCATTTTCGTCCACCGCCTTTGCTCTGCCTTTCCGGTACGCCCCGTTGCCGGACAGCCTTGAAAGCAGCACCTTGCGTTCAGTTTTGAAGTTATCACCTATAAATCCCAACCTAAGCAGGAAACAGCGAAAAGCATATTTTTCATTATCTGCTGGTTTTTCGTTGCGCAGCACTCGCTTCTGTGCTTTTGCCTGTTCTGCCATTTGCTTTGCCAGCGTTATATATGTCTGCACCTCATCGGCATTTAGGGTCGCGTTCCAGAAAGGGAAGGAAATCTCATCATTTTCAGTTAATACTTCAAGTTCCCGTTCAATCGACATCGCTTTCTTTATCAATGTCTCTTTGCTGGCCAGCATATTATTAAGGTTTTCAAGGCTTGTCTCGCTAAAGCCCTCCAAAAAAAGAGTAATTGTCATGGTTCCCTCTGCTGATAAGCCCGCCATATTCAGCGCGTCAATAACAGAACGGATGCTTTTGATTTCATTAAGACTGATTTTCGGTGAGTGAACCACACTGTCCCTGTCAACCGTCCAGCTGCCAGCGGATTTCTCGTCGTTAACCTCATACATAAACCCCGGTGCTCCGGCATAGCGCACCTGGCCTTCAAGGGCTTCAGCTATGACTGAGGCAATGGCTTTTCTCTCCTGACCGACAACCTTCTGTGAAAAGCGAAAGCTGTTATTGTTCATGCCATACACCTCCCCTCAAATAAGCTAAAACATTTCTGATTCCCATAAAAAATCCCACCTTTCCTTTTTGGTGGGGTACATTAACGCTCTGTTTTGAGGGGAAAGCAAGGACATTTTTAAGCAATCTGTGTTTCCGCGTAAGGTATTTTTTCGCTACCTGACACCAAGAATACTGAATCTGCTCCAAATTGTGAAACATAGCGCTTTACAATCACATCGCAGTATTTCGGGTCAAGCTCCATCATAAAACAAACCCGCCCGGTCTGCTGCGCCGCAATCATTGTCGTACCAGAACCACCGAACAGGTCAAGGGCTAAATCTCCAGTATGGGAACTGTTGAGCATTGCCTTTGCTACAAGCGAAACCGGCTTCATGGTGGGGTGCTCCTCCGATACTTTAGGACGGGGGATCTCCCAAACATCTGACTGTTTACGGTCTTTAAGCGGGCAAAGACGTGTCCCTTCAAGCCAGCCATACCAGATCGGCTCGTACTGGGTATGATAGTCCTTTCTGGATAGTACCAGGCTGTCCTTTTTCCATATAATTGTGCTCGACCAGTGATACCCTACCTCACGCATGACGTTCATCAAACTGCCCCATTCCTGAGCACTCATTACCACATAGGTCATGCATCCGGCTTCAGAAACCTCTTTCATGCAATTAAAAGCGCGCAATAAAAAAGCGCCGAATTCTTCGGTGCTCATCTTGTCATTTAGAATTTGCCTTGGCTTCCAGCTCGGATGCTTGGTATCTGAACCATAATCCACGTTCCAAGGCGGGTCAGTGAAAACAAACCTCGCCTTTTGGCCATCCATCAGCTTTTGCACATCTGAAAGCAGGGTGCTATCACCGCACATCAGCCGGTGGCCGCCAAGCGTCCATATATCGCCCCTTTTGGTAACTGGAGTTTTAATCTCTGCTGCTGCCTTTTCTGCATCGAAATTATCCTCTTTGACATTTGTGGTTGTTTTATCGCGGAACAACTCATCGATTTCCGCGGCATCAAACCCGGTAAGGGAAATGTCAAAGCCATCTTCATTCAAGTCCATAAGCAAATCAGTCAAAAGCGGAATATCAAACTCGCCGCTGATTTTATTCAGAGCGACATTGAGCGCCTTTTCCCGTTGTTCATCCAAATCAACTACAACACAGTCGATCTCCTTATACCCCAAAGCTGTTAGTACTTTATACCGCTGATGTCCGCCGACAATATTCCCGGTTCGTTTGTTCCATATGACCGGCTCTACATATCCAAACTCTTCAATAGACCGACGTAATTTTTCATATTCAGGGTCGCCCGGCTTTAAATCCTTCCGCGGATTATATTTCGAAGGTTTTAATTTTTCTGCTGGTATTTTCAGTATATCCATAAATCTTAACCCTCCAGTTTGATGGCTTTTTCACCGGTGAATTCCTCCCAGCGCTTAACAGCTAAATCACAGTAAATAGGTGATAACTCCATCGCATAGCATTTACGCTCGGTCTGTTCAGCCGCAATTATAGTGGTTCCGCTACCGGAGAACGGTTCAAGCACAATACCGCCCTTATCGCTGTGCATTTTGATGCACCGCCATGGAAGCTCCACAGGGAACATTGCCGGATGCTCCTTGTTTGCCCTGACAGTCGTCATTTCCCATATGCCAGCATAGCCCCATTTCTTGCGTTCTTCCTTTGTAAGCCGTTTCACAAATTTATAACTGTGTCCCGCAAAGGCCGAAAGCCATACATATTCCTGATCGTTATATTCCTCAGTCTCGCCTTTATTACTGAAGGCTGAAATATACTCATACTGCTGTACCGGCTTATTTGAAACAAGGTGATAGGGGCCTACGCCGAAGTTTTGCCCCTGCTTCTTCCAAATACGGATCCAGATAGGTCGATAGCCATTGTCCAAAAACATATTCACGCTGTACACGCTGGTTGGTTCAATAAACTGGGAGCCGGTTGCATATAAATCACCTAAATTCCAGCAGACAATATCTGCATACCTGCACAAATTTCTAATCACTGGGCGTACTGTTTCAAACCATGGCTCAATCCCAGCTTTTTCATATTCTTTACCTACCCCATATGGAGGGGAAGTCACTGCCATCTGTGCGTGACACCCTTCCATCAACTTCTCAAAATCCTCATCCTTAGTAGAGTCGCCGCACATCAAACGATGATTCCCAAGAAGCCAGATATCGCCCCGCTTCGTTACCGGCTCGCGCTGCATGATTTCCTCATGCGCTTTATCTATGTCAAAGCTGTCTTGTACCGCCTCTTTGGAATACCATCGGTTAAGCAGTTCGTCTATTTCAGAAGCGTCAAACCCTGTAAGCGAAACATCAAATGCACCTGCGTCCAACTCAGCCATTAGCTCGGCCAGTTTATTCTCGTCCCACTCTCCCTGAATCTTATTGAGGGCAAGATTAAGCGCTTTTTCTCTCTGCGGGTCAAGATCTACAACGACGCAGTCTATCTCAGTCTGTCCCAAGTCCAGCAAAACCTTTAAGCGTTGATGCCCGCCTACCACATTACCTGTCTTTTGGTTCCAGATAACAGGCTCCACATAGCCAAATTCCTCTATTGACCGTTTCAGCTTTTCATATTCCTTATCGCCGGGTTTTAAATCCTTGCGCGGGTTGTATTCTGCAGGATTAAGTTTGTCAACAGATATTTTTTGTATGTTCATGTTGCATTCTCCTGTTCAATATTTTCTCAAGACCCTTTTTAGCACCCTCACAATCTCCGTTTAATACTTGTCCCCGCAGGGTCTTAAACTGCTGCTTCGTTAAATGGTCTTTATATTTTCTAAGTTCTCTAAGAAAGATTGAATTTGTTTTATGCATCAGCCACCCCTCCTGGCTGTCAGGAGTTTTTCCATCACATCATCGTGGGGAGTTGCCCCTTTGTATTCGGTAGCACAGTTTTCCCGCACAACTTGGTAAATCTGATACCACAGGTTATTGGCCTGTTTCATGAAGCTTTGACTCATGGCCACATAAGGCGACGGGATGGCATTGCCAGTCGTCGGATGCTTGGCAAGAAAGCCAAATTCGGTGATACATTCCTCGCACTGGATCCACCGCGCCACGCTCTGGGCATATTGCTCTATAAGCTGCGCAGGAATAAGATGAACACATCTGCGTTCCTTAAGCCACTGCCATGTTTTTTCGTATATTTCCACCGCCAATGTTGTTTTGCCGTTCTTCTGCTTTGCGGCAAGATAATCCCTTGGTGGCGGCATGCTCTGGCCTTCCAGTTCCGCAGCATCCGTAAACTCCATTACCATGAGCTTTCGTCTGCCAGGGTTTCCTTCCAAAATCTTATCCGCCAGCGGCTTTTTCTTCTGTCCTGCGCCAATGCGCGCCCCGCCGCGGTTGGTACCGTCTTTTGCCATACACATCACCTCGATTCCTGTAAAAATAAATGGGGGATATACCCCGTTTGAAACTGCGATTTTTCGCGCGTGACCCCCCGCCCGTTGCACGAAACATATCCACTAGAGATTTTGACCCCCCTACCGTCTTGCCCACCGCTCTCCTTCGCGGGCAGTGATCGAAGAGTGACATCTTTTACACAGGCTCATAAGGTTGCTGTCTGCATTGGTTCCGCCTTTAGACAAAGGGATGATATGGTGCACCTCTTCGGCCGGAGTGAGACTTCCGTACTTTTGACACTCCTCACAAAGCGGATGCTCTGAGATATATCTGTCTCTGATGCGTCTCCATCTCCGGTCATAGCGTTTTCTTGTTTGGGGATCTCGTTCATATTTGTTGTAATAAGCATCAACTTGCTTTTGATGCTTATCGCAGTACCTTCCGTCCGTCAGCTCAGGACAGCCGGGAAAGGAGCAAGGCCTTTTTGGCTTTCTTGGCATCTTGGCCACCTCCTTTACGGGTATAAAAAAAGCCCTCACGGCTTCATCCCATGAAGGCTTATCCATAACTTTTCACAATACCATTATATTCGGATTTTTATTGAATTTCATCTCATAAAAATCTCATCTGGAATACTAAACAGCACATTTACTTTTCGCCCATGGCATTCTGCCGTTATAATACTTATCCGAAATATACCGCTGCATATCGGATGGTAAAGCCGCCAGCAAACGGTAAACCTTTTTCCTGTCTTCCTCTAAATCTTGGGCGCTTTTATAGAATGAACATTTCTCTTGTTGACACTTGCGTACAGTCAGTATATTGCAGCTATTCTTTCCGTTACTGCCAAAGCATTTATCGACCATTTTTCCTCACTCCTGTTTTATGGCATAAAAAAGCCCCGAAGGGCTTATGAATTTTTATATCATTTTCCACGATATCATTATATATGGGATACCTGTGTTTTACATCTCATAAAAATCTCATTTCTACTTCCCGTATAAAAGCAGTGCCAGATGATTAAGCGCCTTGTCCTTCCTGCGGTACACCTGTGCTCTTTCAAGAAACAGCTTCTCTCCGATGTTTGCTACAGCTTCTGTCTTGCTCACATCATTAACGAAAAATTCTGTCAGTATAAACTGTTCTTCCTCCGACAGGGCTTCCCAAGCAGGCTTGAACCACTCCATATATTCTAATGCCCGCCTGTAACGTTCTTTCAACACATCAATCTCGTCAAGGCAAGCAGCAAGGCGTTCTTCACCGCTTTTGGGATTGTGTTTGCCCGGAACTCCGGTAATCTTTGCACTATGAGGGCTTGTCATACGGGTTTCAACTTCATATATATCCTCATCACTGTGCTCGATAATGTACTGCATGCTGCTGTAATCTTTCAAAGCTTCAACAGCAGCCGCTTTTTTATCTAAATACTGCCATGCAATCAGCATATCGCACCTCCAAAAAATCAAGATAAAAAACCTTGATCTTTGAAGCAGTGTGCTTTTTTGCATTGCTTTGCAGTGCTTGTTTCCTTGTTCGTTATTGCTTCGTTCCTTGCAGAAGGTCATACTTTTCCAGAATAACCTTCACCTCATCTACCGAATTGACAATCGCTGCCACCCCTCCGGCATTGAGGATTTTTTTGATGGTTGCTTCCTGCAGTTTTGTTGTCTTTCCCGATGGGGTTTTTACTTCAAAAGCTATAAACCGCCCATTTACACAGGCAATAATGTCCGGTATTCCTGCTGTCCCGTACATACCGCCATGTTCCTTCCAACAGAAACACCCTGGTACTGTCTTTAAGTACCGCAGGATTTTAGTCACAATACTCTTTTCAGACATAACCGCTCATCCTCCAAAAATGTTACCTTTTCTCCTCTTGTTACCCTGGTATTTCTAAAAAGGTAACTTCTCAAACCCGCTTTACAAGCGCATTTTAGGATTTTGTTACCTTGTTACCTCTTTTTTGGGGTAGGTATAGACACAAATATTTATATTTTTTTATTTTTTATTTTTTCAAAAAATAATTTCATCTCTCGCACGTATATATAAAGTTGAGGTAACAAAGGTAACATCAGTAACAAGTGGCTATTCACCAGCGTTTCGGGCGTTACCTTTTTGTTACCTTGTTACCTTTTTCAATACTAAAGAGGCTCAATATCTGTGATTTCAAAGCCGCTCACATCGCATCGCTCTTTCAGTATCGAGAAATCAAGAGCCCACGCTTTTTTTGTTTCATTCCCGAAACGCATCGTTTTATTGCTCTCTATAAAAAAGTCACTTTGCCTCAATTGCTTCAGAAACTGGTTATACGGAAGACATTCACCTGTGATTGCATAATCGCGTCTGTACTTGGTATAGCGGTCATATACATCGCAGAAACGAATCCCGATAACCTTGCCGCCTTTATCAAAAGTGTAATCCTGATTTGGAGCCAGTTTCATCCGGGCCATGATTTCCAGCGTCTGTTCTACAATGGTCTTGTTATTGCTGCCGCCATCCAGTAAGTACTCCTGCACACCGTTTTGAAGATATCGAATACACGCCCCTTTGTTAATGGGAAACACTTCAGACCATGTAACATTAAGGAATTCACACAGTTTGTTTACTAGGCTCAATCCGGCATAGCAACAGGCGAGATTATTGACGATACGGGATGGAAACTCATCAGATATCTCTGACTTTGCTTCCTCATACCATTTCTCCGCATCCACGGGCGATACTCTGAGCGCTATATCCAGCAGGCTCCGACCGAAGCTTCCAAGCAGATCCGCTTTTGCACACAATTTATAAAATGCTTGCCTATGGCTAGCTGGTTTTAAGTCCTTCTTGCTGAAAAGCAATTCTATGCTCCGTTCCCTGATAGCCGCTTCGTCCGGGGATTCCTCACCAGCCACAATGATGGGTGCCAACAGTTCATAAGTAACAGCACTTTGATCCGCCCGGCCGCGGACACCTTCATGCCCGTCATATGCATCACGAAGATGGTTGTATAAGGCATTAAGCCTTAATTTGTCTATCTTTGAAGGTTTGAATTCATCCATCAGCTGTGGTATCAGATTCGATGATGCAGAATCCTTCATCAATGTAAATGCAGTAACCTGTGTAGCCGCGCGGATTTTACTGCATGAAAATACCGGCAGAATAACCCGCTCCAATGTATTACTCTTTCCGCTACCCTGTTCTCCGACAAGCAATAAATGCGGAAATTTAATGCCCGATTTTTTAAGATGCGGTTTAATAAAGCATCCGGCCACCCAGGCCATCACTGACACCGTTTTTATGGGTTCGTTATAGCTGAGGATCCACTCTCCAAGCATAACAAGCTGTTCCTTTGTCAATGGCTCAAAGGTAAGGATATCGGTTGTTATGCTTTTATACTTATCAAGCTGCACGATATCTTCAACAATGCTGCCTCCGGCTTCAATGGCACCATCCGTTGAAACATAGACCATCCGTCCGCCATGCTCATAAATTCCAAGAGCCTTGACCCCTGTCTTCCGTACCCACTCCATTTCGGATATATAACCTTTAAGCAGTTCTAAATCCCCTTCAGAGCCAAAATAGCCTAAGGATATTGTCCGGCGGTTCAAGATATTTTTAAATTTTTGGATGTTATTGAAGTCGGTAGTCATAAATGTCTGGCGGTATATTTCATCACGGATTGTAATAAGATCAGCAGTCATCTGCGTTTCATCTTCCGATACAATCATCTCCACCGGTTGAATGATAAAATTTGTTATAGGATACACACTTTCGCCTCTGGTGCGGTAATACCTGCCCTCATGTTCAAAGATAACTGACTCGCTTTCGCGGCTGTATACGTTCTCTGTAACTTCAATGGCCTTATCCAGTGTCTCCTGCCCATATGTTGCTCCACTTGCATGATGTACCGTATCCCACTTTTCCCGGAATAACCCGGAATTTCTAAACAGCCTGTCCATCTGCTCTTTGTTTTTGCCTGACCAAAAAGCCAGCATACAGCAAAGAGCAAGGTCGGCTTCGGACTGGCTCGGATACCCTGCTTCCTGCCATTTTCCTTCCCATAGCAGATCAAATTCCTTATGGTTTTCGGCTGTACGGGCTTTCTCCAGAATTTCTTCATCTGTAAGCGGCTCTAGCTTAACCACCTTACTGTCTTTCTTGCTTTTTCCTCTCCGTTTTTTACTTTTGATATAATTCTCATGTATCCAGGCCAGTGCTCCGTTATCTTCGGCAATGCTATCAGGAGTCCCGGGCAACGGGTCGCCGGTCATTGTGAAGTACCTGCTGTGAGCATACATTTCAACGCCGGTTTTTGTGTTTTTATTGCCTTTGGCAGGCATCTCCCCTTTATAGAAGATATGAAGCCCGGTTCCTGAAGGACTGATTTCCGTATAGGACGGAAACCGCTCAAGGATATCCTTGGCGGTATCGCTTAATTCCCCAGTATTTTTGTCGCGGCAGTGATCGATGTCAACTCCTACTAAGCCTCCGCCTTTTGCGAATACAAAACCCAATCCGGTATAGAGATATTGTTCTTTAGCCGCAATCGCATCGTCAAGGGTCGACCAATCGTTTGGATTAGTGCTTGAGGCTTTTCTGCCGGTTAAGGGATTGTAAGGGATTTTACTGTCTTTTCCGTCCTTCGTGTTGGGTTCCAGACGCCAGCAGATCCATTGCTTCCGGTTTGCCAATTCTTTAGGGAATGAGATGCTCATTTACACCGCACCTCCTCGCATCGTTCATTAAAATACCGGATCGGAATGCTGCGCTGCTTTGCCTTTTCAATCTCAATGGACATCCCTTTAGTAATTTTTCTGCCAAATACCCACACTTCTGAGCACTTTGACATCAGTACCATGCCAAAGTACAAGCCCAGATTTCGCATTTGTTCATCATCGTCGTCCATAAACTGCGGAAACAAGAGGTGCGGAGCAATAGGTATGCAATTCCTGCTCACTGCAAAGCGGCAATACCCCTGAGCCTTACGGATATTGCGTTCAGTGTCCCCGGCATATGGGCTGCAGATAAATACCATCGGTCTGTAAGGCGCTTTCCTGGCCTCTCGCTCAATCCTAAGCAGTGCTTCATAAGGTGTGGGGTCGTAATATCCTTCCGCGTTAAACTTGCTGATACTCATGGTATTACCCCCTGCCTATGCGCTTTTTTGTTCACGTTCGATTACAGGCAATATACCTTTCTTGTTTTTAAGAAGGTCATAGATAAACAGCCTTCCTTTTTGTGTCCAATATGTGTGCATTACGCTTCTTTCTGCATCAATAGCATGGGTCTTGGATTGCGTGTATCCTTGATCGGCGTACTCCTGATATAAAAGCCAGCAGTTTCCCATTTTGTACTGTACCCCAAGTTCATGAAGCAGCTTATTGAAAGCGCGGCCAGACATTCCGTAATCCTTGGCAATCTTGCTGATCGGAACAAGGCTTTTATTTTGCAATATGAGATCATAATAGCTCGCCTTGGGCTTTAGCTCGCTGATAATCTGTTTATTCTTTGCATTTTCTATTTCTAAAGATTTCCGTCTGTCGCGTTCTGCCTTTAGTTCAGAGAAAATCCTGATACCATACTCCGGATTAGAAATCATCTCTTCGATAACTTTATCTGTAGCATAAACTCCATATTTTCTGATCGTGGGCAGCACTTCATCAAAGACCCATCTTTCAAAGCGTTCAGCAGCAGAAAGTTTACTACGTATAATGAGACGATATAGATTTCCCTCGGTAATATAAGTCCGTTCAACATGCTGTTCAGTCGAGATACCATATTGATTTGTAGTTAAGGTGACCCCGTCGTGTTTCACGACCCCGTCTGGTTTGCAATGGCGTTGTATCGCATCACGAGGGTTACTATATCCTAGCATCCTTGCACAATCCGTTGCAGGAAAGTATTCCTTTCCATCAATAACGAGTACTTTAAGTTCTCCAAATTCTGTATTCTTAAAAACCTGTAAATTAGTCATAATATCAATCCTCCATTTCTTTCATTTCTCCAAAATTTCTTCCTACCGAAGCCTCTGCCACGATAGGTACATCAAATTCAGGGAAGGGTTGTGTTTCCATACACTCTTTTATAAAAACAACTGCTTCGTCCACCTTGTCTTCCGGTAATTCAAAAACCAGCTCGTCATGTATCTGCAGCATAGGTTTCAGCCAAAGCCTTTCGGGAAGTCCACTGATGATGCGCCCACAGGCAAGCTTTAGAATATCTGCCGCTGTACCTTGAATAGGTGTATTTAATGCGCACCGCTCGGCAAACGACTTCTTGCCCCAATCTGATGACCGAATTCCCAGCAAGTATCTTCGCCTGCCCAGCCATGTTTCTGTATAGCAGCTTACAGCAGCCCGCTTTTTTACCTCATCCTGCCATTTGGCAAGACCGGGGTATCCGGATTTCAAGTTTTGAATGATGGTCTCACATTCGGACAAAGTTGGGTTCAGCCCAGCTTTAAATTTAAGTGTTCTCTGTAAGCCAGTAGGAAACAGGCCATAGAACACACCGAAATTGCAGTTCTTTGCAATGGTCCTACGCTCTTTATAATGTGGAGCATTTTTGTCTGCTGCCTCCTCAAAAGGAATGCGGTAAATAACAGAAGTGGTCTGAGCATGGATATCACCGCCAGTACGATAGGTTTCCAGCATACGTTTGTCCCTGCAATAAAATGCTCCGACGCGCAGTTCTATCTGTGAAAAGTCAAGGGATAAAAGAACCTTTCCGGCTGGCGAAATGATAAATTTCCGTACGCCTATTGGGTCATTATCTTTCTGCGGGCAATTCTGCATATTCGGGTTTCTTGACGCAAATCTGCCTGTCTCTGTCCCCAGTGGCATAAGGTCCGGATGAATCCTGCCGGTATCCTCATCAATAAATCGAAGATACCCGTCTATATAGGTGGATTTGAGTTTGCCCCATTTGCGGTACTCTTGCACCAGATCAAATAAGCGAGCAAGTTCAGGCCTGTTGGATTCACACCATTCTTTTAATAGGATCATGGTTTCATCATCGGCAGCTTCCTGATGTTTTGCGGTCGTTTTCATTACCGGAAGACCGAGATCCACAAAAAGATATTTTTTAAATGCTGAAGTTGAAGCATTTGCCCCAATCTCTACATTGCCGATAATTCCGGCAATCTCTTTTCTGATACTGACAATCTTTTCTGCGGCTTCCGCTTGTTTCTTCAGCATGGCTGACTTATCCACCAATATGCCGTTATACTTCATTATCCCGACATATACTGATGTAGGCGATTCTACCTCTTCCACAATAGTTCTGTGTTTGGGTAAAAATCTATCAAACCACTGATTGAAAACATGATACAAGCGAAGAGTGTAGTCGCTGTCAGCACAAGCGTAGCGGACAGTCTTCTCATCCTGAGGGTTCAATTTATCGAAAAACCGACCTTCAGTAACCGTTGAGAATTCTGTCATTTCTGCTTTGCAGAGTGCAGGCGCAAGCGTTTTAAGTCCGCTGTCAGCAAGATTTCTGAACTCCCACTTGCTTTTTAATGTAAGTTGTGATGCTGCAATCGTGTCATAGCAAGGCTTTTGAAGGACGATACCTCTTGCGTAAAGGAACATAGACTCAAAAGCCAGATTATGAGCAACTTTTATTACATCTTTTGATTCGAATAGTAATTTCAGATAATCCCATATTGCCGCCTGGTTCTCTGCATTTCGCCCGCTACGATGTTTAAGTGGAACATATATAGCAGTCCCTTCTGATACTGAAAAACTGATCCCTGTAATATCTGCTTTATGAGCATCCAGAGCTGCACTTTTATCGTTCCTCCATTTATCGTGGGGTGACGTTTCAAAGTCGAAAGCAAATAGGACAGTGTTTTTCAGATACTCTTTTATTTCAGACAGCATATAAACACATTTGTATCCCATGCGGTTCTCCTTTCCGCCCTATCGGAGATGGAAGTTACTCTCCGATAGGGCCTTTGATCACTTAAGCGGCTCAGTAATTTCACCTGATTCAGGGTCTACGGTTATTACGTCTTCACTGACAGGTTCAGTATCATGGCCTACGCGGGTACTGAATGCTTTGACCTGTTCGGAAAGCTTGGCTATCAGTGCATATTCGTCAGCGGTCAGATCCCGATCTACTGCAAACTGAGCTTGGGAATAGGTGATACCGCTTGAATTGGTCGCCTTTTTCAAAGAAAAGCGAGTAACAACGCTGTTTGATTTTTTGCCTTTAGAAAGCAGCCTTTTGATGTAACGAGAGAACTCTTTCAACGATCCTGTGGGCAAAGAGAGTATCAACGGGAAAATCTCCCCTTCACGCAGTACATATATCCTGCGGCGGTTCTTGCAAGCTTTGCTGCCGTTTTCCCCCGAACCAAACTGATTATATGGACATTTGGCACAGCTTCCTCCGGGGTCTCCTTCGCCGGTTATACCATCAAAGCTTCCGCAATCCGGTGGGTTACTGCCTCCGGTATGCCTGTAGCAACTACCTTAATGGGCTTAGGCGGTTTTCCTTCAACCCACCCCTTGTATACAGGATTGGTTGGAATGCATGGTACAAAAACTTCAAACCTTGCGGTTTCCAATTGTGACTTATTTATTGCTGTCGGCGCAAGGTTTAGTGATAGGGTAATAAGCGATGTAAAAAGATTTGCACCCAATGCAAAGATCATGCATATTGACATTGACCCGGCCGAAATAGGAAAAAATATTACTGTCCAGTATCCGATGGTTGGGAATATTAAAAAAATACTGCACAAACTAAATCAGATGATTGATGAAAACTAAAGAAAAGAATGGATTGAACAAATTCAACTTTGGAAAGAGCAGTATCCGCTCTCCTATGATAAAAATTCATCATTAAAACCCCAGTTTATCATAGAAAAAATATATGAGCTTACAGAAGGAAAGTCCCTTATTACAACGGAAGTAGGTCAAAACCAATTGTGGGCTGCCCAATATTATAAATACACCGGACCCAGGACCTTTATATCCTCAGGCGGGCTAGGAACCATGGGTTATGGCCTCGGAGCATGCATTGGAGCACAAATTGGCAGACCGGATAAAAAGGTATTTAATATTGCAGGGGACGGAAGTTTCCGCATGAACTGTAATGAACTTGCTACAGCTGTTGAATACAAATTACCTATTGTAGTGGTAATATTAAATAATCACGTACTTGGAATGGTAAGGCAGTGGCAGGATCTCTTTTACGGCAGCCGTTTTTCATGCACTACCATCGATAGGGGAACCGATTTTGTAAAGCTTGCGGAAGCCTATGGCGCGAAAGGAATACATGTTACCAGCAATTATGAAGTGGAGGATGCAATAAAAGAAGCACTGGCGTCATCTGGTCCGGTAGTAATAAATTGCGAAATAGACAGGGATGAAAAGGTATTTCCAATTGTACCACCCGGTGCACCCATTGTGGAAAGCATTGTTGAATAAAATAATAGTCAAATTAAATAAACCATAAGGGGCAGACACAGTTGTCCGTCCCTTATTTTTTATGCATTTTAACGAGGTAGGTAGGACATAGCCATATATTTTTTTTGGCGCACAAAAGAATTCAAAAGGTTGCAATCTCTTATAAATAAAAGTATAATATCATTAGGTAATTAAATAAATTTTTAAAATAAAAAAACACAAGATTTAAGTAAAGGATGGTGATGTTAATGGATACGGATCCTTATCCGAACCAAAGCAGTATGTATAGAAGTTTTTGCAAACAATATACATACGAGATGTATAAAAAAATTCAAAAGGGTTTGGCAGAGGAAGAGTATTTTTTGACATTGCCAGAAATAATTTACTTTAATACCGTATAGTGGTGGGTTAGGTTGTCAAAAAGCTACTCTTTCTCGTCATGCACAAGTTAAATGCACTTTAAATGATGTAGTCAATAGATCCACGAACTGCAATTTAAAACAGACTAAGAGAATGGGGGTAGCAGAATGCTATGTGTATACAAGACGATAGATGGAAAGATTCAAGAAATGGACAGGATTGAAGAGGGTTGCTGGATTAATCTAGTATCTCCGACTGAAAGTGAGATTGATAGCGTAGTGCAAGCACTTAATGTAGATCCCGGCTTTTTGAGAGCTGCGTTGGATGATGAAGAGGCATCGCGAATTGAATCGGAGGATAACCAAACACTTATTATTATCGATATTCCATTAGCGCAACAAGATGAGGATACAATTTACTTTTCCACCATACCCTTAGGTATAGTTATTACTGATAAAAATATAGTTACCATATGTTTGAAGGAAAATTCCATAATTAATGAATTTTCAAATGGTATTGTAAAGTCCGTTTATACGAATATGAAGACGAGATTTGTCCTGCAGATATTCTTTAGAGTTGCAACCCGGTTTTTACAGTATCTTAAGCAAATAGATAGAATAAGTAACGAAGTGGAGAATCAGCTTCATAAATCTATGAAGAATAAGGAGCTAATCCAACTGCTTGGACTAGAAAAAAGCTTGGTTTACTTCTCCACATCCTTAAAAGCTAATGAAATTACAATGGAAAAGATTCTAAGAGGTAGAACTATTAAGCTTTACGAAGAAGATCAGGACTTGTTGGAAGATGTAATTATTGAGAACAAGCAGGCTATCGAGATGTCTAATATATATAGCAGTATATTAAGCGGTATAATGGATGCCTATGCATCTATAATCTCAAATAATTTAAATATAGTAATGAAGTTTTTAACATCCGTAACGATTGTACTGTCTTTGCCAACGATGGTAGCGAGTTTTTATGGTATGAATGTTGAGCTGCCGTTTCAGCATTCGCCCCATGCCTTTTTGTTTACCATATCGTTGTCCCTTGTATTGGTATGTACAGCTACATTCATTTTGGTAAAAAGAAAAATGTTTTGAAAATAATTGACTTTTTAGGAGATTTGACGTATACTATTGATTAAGTTAGTTTAAGATGAGTTGAGTAATTGTATAAGCTGAGATGAGTTTAGATGAGATGAGCCTATAACCGAGTTTTTTGAAATAACAGCGGTAGGGTTTTTCGTCCTACCGCTTTTTGTATTTTGGCTCTTTGTCAATAGTTGGGGTGGGATTTTTTGCAATCCCGCTCCATTACTATTTTTAGCCCTAATTTTGTGTTATGAATGAGATGGATAGAGATATACGTGTTTTAGGGTGCACTTAATAAACCTAGCTAAAATGTAGGCTTTTTACAGGTATTCACTTTTAAGATGTTTACCTAGTACAGTGAAGAATCCTATTGCGAAATCTATAAAAGTTTTTAAGTCCAAAAGATATTCGCTTTAACACCTTGATCTTATTGTTGAAACCTTCAGTTGGGCCGTTAGTATAACCATATTTAAAAGCATTTTTAATTTCTTTATGCCATCTTCTATATGTATCTGCACACTTCTCAAACTCTGGTATTCCAGAGCTTTCTGCATTTTGAATCCACTTAGCTAATTCCATACATTGGTAGGAATATTTATCGCTTTGGCAGATTTCATAAAACCATTCTTTAAGTTTATGGGCAATACGTAAGTCATCATTATATAAAAGCATTAAATCAACAGCTTCTTTATTCTCATCCTTAAGTTTGTGATAGCGGGTTAAAATCAGTTTTCTACTCCGTTTATAGTATTTTCTAAGAGTAGTAGTCATAGATTTCTGTATGCGTTTTCTCACATTTTCAATAGCCCAAGTTACATGCCTAATAAAGTGGTATTTATCAATAATAATTATGGCTTTAGGGAAAAATACTTTAGCTAAATCAACGTAAGGTTGCCACATATCACATACAAAGAATTTAACCTTATTTCTTTCCTCACGAGAAAATCGCTTGAAATAACTCACAAGATCACTTTGACATCTATCAGGAATAATATCTAAAACTTTGTTCTTTTCGCCATCAACAAGAATACATTGATACTTTCCAGTCTCTGCATTACCCTTAAATTCATCAATACAGAGAACCTTAGGTAGTGTAGGAATACCATAATTAATATGATTAAAAATACGAATAACAGTAGAAACAGAAACATTAGCAGATTTAGCCACAGAAGTTAGACTAGTTAGCTTAGTAAGCTCTTGGCAAACAAAAAATGCTAATCGATTAGTCATGCGTTGATAACGAGGCAGAAAGTTATATGACTCATAAAACCTCTTTCCACAAGAGCAAACATACCTTCTTTTGCGAAGTACAAGGTAGGTATGCTTAAACTGTAAAGGTAAATCCTTAATTGTTTGTTCTCTATAATCATGAATTCTAGAGGTTTTAGAGCCACAAGCAGGACAAGTATGTTTTCGTGGCTCTGTTGTAATATAGATCTTAACAAAAGAATCACCATGTGATATTTTAGTTACTTTAATCCCTTTTAAATTTAATAATTGTGTGATAAAATTAGATTGCACTTGTGAATAAACCTCCTTTTTATGTTTGTTTGAGCAATTAACATTTTAGCAGGTTTATTTCACGAGTGCATTTTATTTTTAGGGAAAAATAAATGTTGGAGTACATTTTTTTATACACCCCAACATTTATTATAGATCCTTTTTACATTCGCCTAAAGTTAATGGGTATGAGCAACTACAGATATTTATTGAGCCGAAAGGTACCCACCTTGTCAAAAATGATAGTTGGAAAGAAGATTTTTTATTGCAACTTGAGTCAAATGCGATTCCTATAGTTAAATTTGCAGACGACAATAATTACAGGATTTGGGGATTCCATTTCTTTAACAGGGATTTAAGACGTAAAGAGTTTGATGAAGATATGAACCGACTTTTATAATATATCGCATTGATATAAGTTATTGATAAGTTTTTATTTGATTTACATCCATCCTGTATCCTCAACCCCCTATAAAAAAGGGGGTTATCTAATCTGGTAACTCAACTATTAATTTTCAGGGTGGTTGATATGTTCCCGTAAACAATAAAATAAGGGTTTCCTGACATTGCCACATCCGGCAAAGTGGCATGGAAAAAAGCTAAATGTCTGGAAACCCTTTATTTACAAGCTTTTCAGTTCTTTATTTCTCCACCCTTGACATCAATGTCACGCACTCCACATGGCTCGAGAGGATAGAACGAATGTCATTTGAGTATGTCCGTTCTCGGAAACATATCCACTGCATTTTTGGCACTATCGGTAGACGGGAACATGTCAACCAGCTATAGTCTGCTAGTTAGATAGAATTTCAATAATTTTTTACAAATCAAACAAATCATAAACAGGTGGTTCGAGTCTATCCCAGTAGTCTCCTTCAGCTTCAAACAAAGTTGCTATTCCAAACTCTATTGCACCGAATTCATTACGTTTGTATTCTTCCCAATTATCCCATGCTTCAGGGTTTACAACAATATTTTCACTAATCATGGGTAACAAATTATTGATATATATTTTCTTCTTTTCTTCTGGCAAACTCAAGAGTTGCTGTTTATACTTTGCAAATAAAGCATCATTTTCCTTGAGCCAAGATATAATGCAATATGTTTTCTCGCCTTCTGGAAACACCATAACAAAAATATGCTTTGCTGAAACATTAGGATTTAGCAAGTTTTGTATTTTGTTCCCTTCCAAATCATGTGTCATAGCTTCAAAACCAGTACCCGCAAATCTAACTGGTTGATCAAACTCCCACACAACACTAGAAAGCACATCATAGTTACCAGTCAATAAAGCAGTATCAAAGATTTTTTTAACATTCTGAAAATCATCAATTGCCATATGCATTCCACGATATGGATTATCTTCATCTGGTATATCTGCTAATGACGGTTTTATTTTAAACATGTACCTTTCTATGTTAACAACTTCTTGCTTTGAAATGAGTCATAAAGCAACTTCACTTTCTTTATTGAGAGCGAAGTTGCTTTTGTTTAATTTAGGTTTTTGAGGAAAACCAAACTAAAATATACTAACTGTTTTTATTTAAGTTCATATTGTTGAAAATTTTTACAATTTCATACCAAAGAACTGATACAGCTGCAATACCTACGGCTATAAAGAACTGTGATAATGATAATGGTGCAAGATTTAGAATTCTGTTAAGAGGAGTGTAAAGCATTAACAAAAGACCTGCAACAGTACCAATAATAACAGCCCACATAACTTTATCTTTAATTAGATATTTCATCGTCTTAAATGCATTATCATAATTTGAACTGTTTACTTGAACTAAAAATAAATTTGCAATCATTATAATACTAAGTCCCATTGTTCTCGCCAATTGTGGATTTTCAGGTTGTTGTTTAATAAGCATATAATATGTTCCAAAAGAAGCTATGAATATAGCCAGCCCCTGTAGAATACTTTTTGTCAATACTCCAGCTGTAAGAATTTTTTCATTAGGATCCCTTGGTTTTCGATCCATTATGTTACTTTCAGCAGGCTGACGTTCTAAAACAATAGAACAAGTTGGGTCAATAATAAGCTCTAAAAGCACAACATGCACAGGAAGCAATAAAAGACTTGCAGGACTAATATTTAAAAGAGGTGCAAACAGTGATGCAAATGCAATAGGAATATGAATAGTAAATACATAACCTATAGCTTTTTTGATGTTATCATAAATTCTTCTTCCATCTTCAATTGTATGAACAATTGTTGAAAAGTTATCATCCATCAAAATTAAATCAGCAGCTTCTCTTGCAACCTCAGAGCCACGCTTGCCCATTGCAATTCCTATATCTGCATATTTAAGAGCTGGAGCATCATTCACACCATCACCTGTCATGGCAACAACTTCACCATTTTCCTTAAATGCTTTAACTATGCGCATTTTATGTTCCGGCAAAACTCTTGAAAATATATTTGCATCATGGACACGTTCCATAAGTTCAGAATCTGTCATATTGTTCAGTTCATCACCAGTAATAATATTATCGCTGTTTTTCATTCCAATTTGTTTTGCAATGGAACTTGCCGTGATTCCATTATCACCAGTAATCATTACTACACGAACCCCTGCTTTATTACACATCTTGATATCTTCTTTCACAGATTCTCTTGGAGGATCAGCAAGACCAATTAAACCTAAAAATGTTAACTTGCAATCAGTAATATTATCAGGAATGTCAGATTCACTCTTTGGATTCATTGTACCAACAGCTATTACTCTTAAACCTTCCCTTGACATTTCATTTATTTTATTTTCAATTTGCTTTCTTTGTTCGTCTGATAATTTGCATATAGTCAATATACTTTCAGGCGAACCTTTTGCTGCAATAACAATTTCTCCATCATGTCGCCAAACATGCCCCATCATTTTAAGTTCATTTGTAAATGCATATTCGGATATCAGTTCACCACCAAATAAATGGTCTTTTGAAATTCCAATGCTTTCACAATGTAAAAGCATTGCCTTCTCCATTGGGTCATATGCATCTGTTTCACAGCCAAGCCCCATAATTTCACATAAGTTATAATTATCATCATCAATTGCCCAAGTATCCTGAACAGCCATTTTGTTCATTGTAATCGTACCTGTTTTATCTACACAAAGAACTGATACAGCACCTAATGTTTCAACAGAAGAAAGCTTGTGAACAAGAGACTGTTTTTTAGCAAGACGCCATGCACCCATAGATAAGAACACTGTCAATATAACAGGAAATTCTTCAGGTATCATAGCCATTGCTAAAGTTATTCCTGATAAAATACTTTCAATAATTCTATCTGTAAATTTATGATCCGGAATATTGAAATAAATTATTACTGTAACAAGAATAAATAAAATACCTGCTATTATTGCACATGTCTTAACAATGCTGTTTGTTTGCTTTTCTAAAGGCGTTGGACTGTCTGGAGCAGATGCTACATTAATACCTATTTTACCATACTCTGTATTAGAGCCTATTTTATCTACAAGAATTGTAGCACTTCCTTGCGTAACGAGAGTACCTGCATAGCAGTAATCCTTGCGCCAATAATCTGTATTATTTTTATCGGCATTATCAACAGTCACTTTCCAAACACCTACAGATTCACCTGTAAGAGATGATTCGTCAACACAAAGATCACTTGCCTTGATAACCTCACCATCAGCAGGAATTTTAACGCCTTCGTTGATTATCATTAAATCAGTTGGGACTAAGTCTTCACTTAAAATTGTCTGCTCTTTTCCATCTCGAATAACTATTACATGTGGAGCTGATAAATCTTTAAGTGCATTTAATGTTTTGTCTGTCTTCCATTCCTGAATTATTTCTATACTGATGATACCAATTACAAAGATTAGCATAATCACACCATCTCGTGGTTCACCTAATATAAAATAGATGATTGATGCAACAATTAACAATAAAAACATCGGCTCTAAAACAATGTGAATAACCTTGCTAATAAAACTTTGTTTTTTTACAGTTGCCAGTTCGTTTTTACCAAACTGTTCCTGCAACTTTTTGGCTTGCTCACTTGTCAAGCCTTCTAAATTTTGATTTTTTTGTTCTGTCATAATAAGTTACCTCCAGTTTTTGCTTTTTAAGCATTATTAAGATAGCTCTATGGCATTGCAAATTCTAATTATATGTTTCAAATAAGTATAAAAAAACACACCTATGAAACATTTTACTGTCCCACAGATGTGAAATAATTCAATCTGCTGCTGTTTCCAGCCCGGCCCCACGAACAATATTGTTCATCGCCTGCTCAGTTTGTACCGTAGATTTATATGCAGTGCAAAGAGATTTTTATATTATAATATATGAAAATTATTTTGTCAAGTGCAATTCAATTTCCATTTTATATTATCCAATAATCAGGTGCTGATTATATATGTTGCAATTACAGTATTTGTTTACATTTTTTATATTAAAGTCATATTGTTGCCTTATTTAAGAATTATCTTTTTATGATATTCAATGGCAAAACATCTATATGTATAAAGGAAAATATGCTGTATGCTTTTGTCAAACATTCCATCCTCGATAGGTTGAAATACCGTCTTATCGTGATATCCACAAAATCCTGTAAAAACAGTTGCTTCTTTTCTACCGTACACAGTCATTGGCGCAAATGGATTGTCCGATTTTGGACAAGGCATATACACTATACCATTAGAAGATAAACGCTTGATTATTTTATTGTTTTGGATTGAATGTGCCCCGATTATTTTTTCAGAGCATTCGTCTGATTTAGGATGTAGACATCTTTTAATTCTCGATTCTTTTCGCACTTTTTTATAGGTTTCTAGAAGATTAAGTGGATTAGAATAGTAAACATCATCAGCTTTTCCAAGACAACATTTTTTATATTTTTTGCCGCTACCACATGGACAAGGATCATTTCTTCCTATTCTCATTATTTTTCACCTTCATTCGCAAATAGTACTAAACAAACCGTCGTGTCTTTCAACAGATTCTGAACTCCAGTTATCCTAGTGTCTATAATAACATCTGTACTCAAAAATCTATATTTCCTCACAACTGGTTATTTGCTCAGGCGGAATATCTATTTCGTCTTTTATATATAAGAACACTTCAGAAATCAAATTATTATTAGCTCGATCAATCGCACGGCTTACCATCCACCGTTTTATATGTACAATTTCCTCATCTGTCAGTTCTTCTTGAGTATCATTTAAGTCAAAATTGAACCGATGGATTTGATCTATCGTTGCGTAAAAATTCACTTTATAGCCTTTACTACGTTTAGCCCATTCTTCCTCCATCTTTTTCAAATCCGGAAAAGCAGCGGAAAGTTTCATCAAAAATTCTGGTCTTTCATGAATATTTGTTCCATAGGAAAAAATATCATCATTCATCATAAATCCATTAACGCAATAGTCGTAATAAACTCGATGTGCAATCGGCTTGAGATATTTCTCCGGAGACATTGAATAATCATTATTCCTATACCAATCATAATCCACATTGTACTCTTTACCTTTATAGAACAATAAACGTCTTTCCACATCAAAAAATACGCCATTGGATTTTAGCATTCTGCTTAATAGAGTATCCCCAGATAAAACCTTTTGGAGATTCTTTAAGCCTTGACTATGAATTTCTCCGCATTCATCTAAAGACCCTATAACATGAAATCCCCATATTCTAATAGTATCCATATTGATGTTATTTACCTTTGCTGCATTGCGATCCCAAAATTTTTCAAACTCATTATTACTATTGATAATAAGCTCTTCAATATATTCTTCTCCAGACATATTAAAGAAAGTAAGTAAAAAATCATACGCTCTATCAGGTGTTCTCAAGTCAAAATCATACATTTAACTACCTACCTTCTATAATCATAGCTTTGGTTTTGGCAACTTAATATTAGTGTTACCACCAAGAATGCTTGCGCCTATACCAACAACTGTAAAGACTGCCAATGTGCCTAACGAAATCATTCTCCAGTTAAATCCTTTGTTTTCTGTATCCTTACTTTCGGCCATTTTTGCAATTTCCATCATTTTTTCGATGTAATATTTTTTCTCCTCGAAAGGCAAGTCACCCTTCGCCAAACAAGTCTTTAAGGCATCAATGACTTCATTGTATATGTCATAGCACTGCTTGCTACTCGCTGAATTTCCATCCAGTGTTTTTTCCATGACACTTCTATAATCTTTCAGCACTTCCAAAGCCATTTTTGCAAACTCTGGGAATTGCTCTAACGCTTTCTTTGCAACTTCTGGCTCCATATTCTGCAGCATGGATGCAAAAGTCATAATTTTATCTTTTGTAATATACCGAAAATCCGGAATATTCAATTGTTGTAAAACTTCTCGTTCTGTTAATTGATTACTCATTATGTAATCCCCCTATCTTATTAAAGCATAAATTTGCTCCCTTAATCACAAAAACTCGATTTGTATTTCATTAGCGTATCTTCAACCTCATGCCAGATAGTTACCGTTTCACCGTCATCCTCAAATACTTTACCGTGACTTTTAGGTCCATCCAACTTCATCTGTGAGTAATTATTCTTAAAAGTTGGCACGTACAGTTCCGGGTTGTTTTCTTCACTGCATAAGCGTTCCATCATATCTATGGTAGCACGACCTGTGGCGGCAACCGCCTTAAAATAAGCACGGATGATCTTGTGGTTATATTGATTCGACTTTATAGCCCATACTGGGATTCGTTGATTTGCTTTTCCGTAAAAATCCCTGTTTGTATCTTCATTCTGTCTTGCTATTGTTTTTGGGTTATAGGCTTGTGATGCTTTTTCAAAGGTTTTTGCAATATACCAACGCATACAGCTTTCCACTGCAACATCTTGTATTTCATTTGTTAAATTCAATGCGATGCAGAATTTCTCATACACATCTGCATCCACTGTAAAGGTCACGCTCTTATTCACCGTCTACACCTCCACTATTTACTCTATTACAAATTATACCACTAATTTGTAAATACTAATAAACTAATTTGTATTGACTCATTAAAAAACACCCTGCATTTCAGCAAGGTGTTAGATTCTAATAACTATTTCTATTCAATTTTCAATGTCTATACTAATGCCTGACTTAAATTCCACTTCAACCCTGCCATCGTGAATCGTAACTTTTTCAATAAGCCTCCTTACTAACTGTTCATCATATTCCTCTAACTCGCAGGATTGCTCATTAAAGAAATCAGTCATTTCAGCTATTCGTTGCCTTTTCCCTTCTCGCTCTGCATTCTCTACAAGTGCATTTTGCTTTAACTCCCGAAGTCGATAAATTTCATCAGCCACATCTTCATAGTCATTCTTGGATTTTGCTTGTATAAGGAGCTGTTGTTGTAACTCTTCCAATTTTCTATCAATATCATCGGTGGCATTATCATTTTTTTCATTAAGTACGGTAGCTATGTTTTTCTGCAAGGTTGAGAGGAAAGGCTCTTTGTTAGCCAAAAGTTCGTTAATAGCCCTGACCACTGCTGTCTGTAATGTCTCCTCGTTTATGGTAGGGGCCGTACATTCAGATCCTTTTTCCTCTAAACGGCTGACGCATCTCCAAACAATAGACTTGTAACCTCGGTTATTCCAGTGTACTCGTCGGTAAATATCACCGCATTGCCCGCAGTAAACAATACTCGATAAGGCATATTTACTACTATAGACTCGCTTTTTACCGCCCTTACCGCCTCGGAGATTCGCTCTTCGAACCATCTCTTCTTGAACCTGCATAAAAAGGTCACGGGGAATGATAGGTTCATGGCTGTTTTCCACATAATACTGGGGAACAATACCATTATTCTTGACACGCTTTTTGGAAAGGAAGTCAACCGTATAGGTCTTTTGCAAGAGTGCATCCCCGATGTATTTTTCATTCTGCAGTATCTTTTTCAGTGTTTCAGGTCTCCATTTTGCTTTGCCTGCCGCTGTTAGAACACCGTCTGCTTCCAGTCCTCTTGCTATTTGTAAAAGGCTCGCACCCTCAAGGTACTCCCTGTAAATCCGTTTAACAACCTCAGCACCCTCTGGGTCAATCACCAATTGCTTATTTTCATCTTTGGTGTATCCAAGGAAACGCTTGTGGTTGACCTGAACTTCACCTTGCTGATAGCGATACTGAATACCCAGCTTAACGTTTTGGCTTAAGGACTGGCTTTCCTGTTGGGCAAGGGATGCCATAATGGTCAGCAGGACTTCACCCTTAGAATCCATGGTGTTTATATTCTCTTTTTCAAAGAACACAGCGATGTTTTTATCCTTTAACTGACGGATGTATTTAAGGCAGTCCAACGTGTTTCTGGCAAATCGGCTTATGGATTTTGTGATGATCATGTCAATATTGCCTGCCATGCACTCTTCAATCATGCGGTTGAATTCATCACGCTTTTTGGTATTTGTACCTGTGATACCGTCATCCGCAAAAATCCCTGCCAATTCCCATTCCTTGTTCTTCTTAATATAATTTGTATAATGCTCAATCTGAATGTCATAGCTCGAAGCCTGCTCCTCACTATCCGTTGAAACACGGCAGTAAGCAGCCACTCGAATTTTGGGTTTGCTTTCACTATTTTTATTATTTCCGACTCGTTTAATTGCTGGAATCACTGTTACATTCCTACTTACCGCCACTGGTTACACCTCACTTTCTATCAAACTGTAAGCATATTCTGCCTGCTTGTATGGGTCTTCATATTTTTGCACCAGAGACTTTGCTTTGAACTTTACAGGATAATCCGTTTTTGGTTCATCTTTAGGCTCCCATATCCTTCCTAGCTTTTCTGCTCGTTTTCGTCTTTCTACTCTGGCTTTTTCAAAGGTCTCCTCATCAATAATTGGAGGGTAGAATTCATCGCCAAGGTAGTGCTTATTCTGCAACATCTTACTTACTGTGGCATGGTAGCAGTCTATCCCAGCTTTTTTAGCAGCACCCTTCAAAGAAAGTCCTGCCAAGTATCCTGAAAATAATTCTTTTACCCGCTCCGATGCTATTTCATCCACAACAGCCTTACCGTTTTCAATTCTATATCCATAGGGTATGTGACCCATCTAATTCACCAACCTTTCCTTCAATGTGATTCCGCATTTTAATTCAAATCCAACTATCTCTCGTGAATAAACAATAATCTTCTCTGCGTAATTTTCAAACAGCTCATCCTCATAGGTTTTGAGCATTTTGGACTTAGTGGTAAACTTAAGCAGACGGTCAACCTCGTCTACTTTTGCAAAATTGCCATTGATGGAACGAGTAAGTTGATCCTTTTCAGCAAGAAGTCTTTCTCTTTCTGCTTCCAGTGAAATCTTTTCTTTATTAAACAGAGCAGGTTCCAGATATCCTTTGGCCAGTAAACCTGTCAGCATCTGGCTCTGCTCCATGTTGTTTTCAATCTTAGTTTCCAACTCTTCAATTCTGAGAAAACTCGCTGCACTATTCTGGTTACGTAACCCATCCAAAAGTGGTTTTAATATGAACTTCTGACCGAAAATGAGTTTATTCATCATCGTAACAAATGCCGTCTTTATATCATCATCTCGAATGAACTGCATAGAACATTCCGTTATCTGGCTTATATGCTTGCTACAGCACCAAGCAATGTATTTTCTTGTTCCAGACGAATGAATCCGTCTTTTAAAGGTACTGCCACATTCCGAGCAGATAATTTTGCTGGAGAAAGAATATCGGTTTTGATATTTGTTATTGCGCTTTTCGATGCCTTTTTCCTTTGCTCTCTGAGTGAGAATGGCATCCACAGCTTCAAAATCTTCATGGCTGATAATTGCCTCATGGTGGTTTTCTACTAGATACATATTTTTCTCACCATAATTGGTGTGCCTGTTAAAATGGCGGTCAGTATAGGTCTTTTGCAAAATAACATCGCCAGTATATTTTTCATTGGTCAGAATCCCTCGAATGGTAGTAGCCGTCCAACGACCACCTCTTTTTGATGGAATACCCTTTTGATTAAGATCATCTGCAATTTTCTGTGTACCTTTTCCCGATAATACCTCTGCAAAAATATACTTCACAACTTCAGCCTGCTTAGGGTTTATCACCATTTGACCATCAATGTTGTCATAACCATATGGTGGATATGAAATCTTAAAAGTTCCGTTCTGAAATCGTCTTTGAATTGCCCACTTAGTATTTTCCGAAATGGAAATGGACTCACTTTCTGCAAGCCCACTTAATATAGAAAGCATCAACTCACTTTCCATTGATTGGGTATTGATATTCTCTTTCTCAAAATAGATGTAAATACCCAGGTCCAACAGTTTACGAACCATCTCCAAACAATCCGTAGTGTTTCTCGCAAACCTACTAATGGACTTTGTAATAATTAAGTCAATCTTCTTATTTTCACAATCTGACAGCATTCTGAGAAGTTCCGTTCGGTTTTCTTTTTTGGTGCCACTAATTCCCTCATCATAATACAAGCCAACATACTCCCATTCTGGGTTTGCCTTTATGTAAGTCTCATAATGGGATTTTTGTGCTTCTAGGCTCACTAACTGTTCATCACTGTCCGTAGAAACACGACAGTATGCGGCCACTCGTAGTTTAGGTTTGATAATCGATGCAACCTTATTTCCTTCTATTTTCGTTATCTTTTTCATCGCCTCACCTCCTTCTTGGTAGGTCACATATTACCTCTGAACGCCCAGTATATCAAGGAATATCGGGCATTATCTGTGCTAACATAGGTGAGAAAGTTTCGCGGTTTAATAGCATAATTTTGTTGAACTCTTCCTTTGAAATAAGACCCTTATCAAGCATTTGATGTAATAGCTTTTCCGCCCTATAATAATCAAATTCTCTTTGAAGAGCCTCGGCACTTAGATATTTCCTTTTTGGATTTAATAGTAGATCCTGTTTATCTGTAATTTTAGTAATCTGCATATAGGTAACCTCCATTTCTACAGGTAGACCCCTGCACCTATATGCAAAAAAATTCGGTGATTCGAACCCCTAAAAAAGCAAAAGACCCGAAGAGCTGTTACACTCCTCGGGTCATTAAAATTAGCTGTTCGTTAACCATACTTAATAAAGGCATCGGTAAAGCCAGCTTTCTTAGCTTTGGCAAGTTGCGCTTCCGCATTGGCTTTTACAGAATAGGCACCGATTTGAACACGATAATATTTCTTTCTCTCCTGTTCTGCAGGCTTCTCTCCTTCACTTAATAGCTTTTTCACATCCGCTCTGAAGGTATCCATGCTTTTTCCATGCTTTGGAAACCAGTTTCTCGGATCTCCATGATTACTTGCGATTCCTTTTTGATATCCTTCATAGTGGCCAATAACATCTTTTTCGGTCAAGTTATAGAGCTTGCAAAGATACACACACAGTTCTACCGCTTCCTTATAAACTGCATTAAAATACGAGGCATCGGTCAAACCGTCCTCGCAGATTTCAAAACCAATATGAGTATCATTTGCCTTTCCACCTGTATGCCATCCACGATGGTCCCATGGCAGAGTTTGATAAGTGGCAATTGAACCATTCTTAAGCTTTCCAATGAAAGCATGGACGCAAACCTGTCTTCCGTCAGGTCTATCCTGATTCCAGTGATTATTGTACTGATTTACACCTAATAGACCATCATCCGGTCCAACGTATCTACGAAGATAAGGATTGTTGGCACCGGTGCTATGAACCATGATACCTTTCGGTGTAATCTTTTTTCCTGCCTTATAACATGCATTTTCAGTCAGAATAAGTTTTCTTAGATTCATTGTTCCTTACCTCCTTTATTATGCAACTGAACAAGAATATCTTTTAATTTTTCTGGTATTGGTAGTCCTAATCGACCAGCATTTTCTAGCATAGATACACCTTCATTGGAGCAATAGAAAAAGATGATAGCAGTCCGAAGCACGCTCCCATCTCCAATCAGATTTGTATCAATCAAATGTCCAACTCCAACTAGAATAAAAATAAGTACTTTTTTGAATATGCCCTTAAACCCTATTTCACTTGATAGTTTCTTTTCAACAATGGCACACATGACACCGGTGATATAATCAGCCACCATTAATGCCACTAATGCATATAAAAATCCATCAAAACCTCCTAAAAACCATCCTAAAAGTCCACCAAGTACAGTAAACGCAGTTTGTATCCAACTCCAAATTTCCTTCATTATTTTTACCTCCTTCATGATTGGTGCATATATAAAAAGAGTGTCTGCATTATCGCAAACACTCTTGGTTCAGTGTGTTAATTATATTTGTTTAGGTAAGGCTTCCCATAACCTCATATCCTCCTGTCCCAGAGACCATATCGCAATCCCCCTAAGCTTCCATCGATACGCTGCCTCATTTGCCCAATAGACTAGGCTATCCACGTCTTGGTAGTAAAGAATTGAGAAGCCATCAGCATCCCCGAGAAATAGGCGTGAAATCCATACATTAATGTCCTTAGGCACAATCTTTACTGAATAGTCATTTCCACAGACCAATGATAAAAGCTCTGAGTGAAAAAAATCATAATCCATGGAAATATCCTGACTTCTTGTTGAAGCTTCCTCCACATCACTGTTAACTGTAAAAACCTGAAACTCACTATCCCATGTAACACCAGTTCTTTCTAGTCTCCCATACTCCGTTCTAGTTCCATCTGGGAAGATTACATCAAATCTTTCATAAGGTTCATAAGTCCAGGCATCTCCTAATCTTATTAATTCACATAGAATACGTCCATCCGATTGAATTCCGGCATAACCACCTGAATAACCATCAAGCGACGCTGTGAATCGCAAAATACTACTTGCTCCAGAATAAACCCTTACAGAATTACTACGTATCCTCATTTCAATGGTGTACATTCTTGGATTTGAGCGAAGATCTGATGATGGAGTTTTAGAAATTTCGGTTGCATAGCTTCCGATTAGAGTAGAACCATTATATAGTTCAATACGCTGTGAATTAATATTTAAACAGCAAAAGAGTTCTCCACAAAAAATGCCAGCTCGACCACTTCCATCTGAAGGAAAAGCTAATCTCGCTCTTAAATGAACATCTGAGAAACCATTATATTTCCACGCCAACCTCCCATGTCCATCAAGCTGTGAATAAGGGCGAGTAGCTGGATCATTCTTGTTCTGCCACACCTCCCACTCTCCGCTTAATGTTGTCCAATAGCTGGATGGAAGCGGATTTTCATCTCGAAAGTCCTCATACCAAATTAGTGCTGAATCAGGCTTTCTACGAAGTACTTCCGTTGTCAATTTAAATCCCCGATCGGGCTGAACCATTAAACCGTTCACATCTTTAAACTGGCGAGGGGATAACATGAAGTCAGCCTCTCCAGCAGAAGGCTCTTCACTAAAGCTTGAACATACCCGAAATCCATAGAACTGTACTCCTGTTACTGAGGGACTAACTGTGACAGTATGAGTTCCAGCTGAAAGATATACACTCGAAGCCAAAGAGCTCCAGCAAGTTGTTCTCCAATATGGCCACCATAACCTACTCTCACTAAATACCTTATTTATTCCGTCAAGCGAAACATGGATAGTATTCTTGTCCCAAAAAGGAAAAGAAAAGCGAATAGCTACATCATAAAAACCAGCAGATTCTATTTCAAATTCGTAGGTGGCTTCACCTTCATCTCCAAGTGTAATAAATTGAGATGAAACTGATACATTACCAAAATAATTATCAGGTGTTCCACCACTACGGTCTATAAAGATTGTGCCAAATTCAGTTTTTTGTTGCTTACTATAGGCGGTCAAATATCTGCGACGACTATAGGATTCCTCAAGTAATGGGTATGTTCTTGAAACAGCATCCCAGCCTTCCATGTAGTCATACACATGTGGTAACGCCCAAGGAACCTTATCATAATCATCCCAATACGCAATGATTGGAATCATTGGTTGAGGTGGCCCGTCATCAGTAAAGTTATATCCTCCTGTCATCCAAAGCTTTGCTGCATAATAAGTGTTTGAAATCCCACGATATGTTATTCCAAGGTTCTCTGGTGTATCATGTATCCTCCAGTTCCAGCCATAGGCGGGCAATCCCAAAAATATTTTTTCAGGATTCATAACCCGAACAGCATAATCATAAATACCTTCCAACCAATCCCTCGGAGAAACCGGTCCCGGAGCAGAACCAGCCCATGCCATGCCATAACTCATAATCGCTGCCGTATCACAGTACGGATTTAAGTCTTCATAGACACACCAATTTTCGCCACCAACCGAGCCTTGTACTCCCGTCATTCCTGGTAAACAAATATTAACGAGTTTAGAAGAATCATAGGCTTTGACAGTATTATATATGTCACGAAATAGGGCATTGGCAGCATCCTTGTTCTCGTAGCCACCTCCACGTTCCAAGTCTATATCAACCCCTGCACACCATGGATACTTTTCCATAATGCGAATGATCTCAGTAAGAAATTTATCCTTCGCACCACTGGTATTATTTCTAAGGGCAGTAAAAATAGAAGCTGTACCATGATTCATAATAGTCAGTAGCCATTTGATATGAGGCCAACGGTTAATATAGGTAAGCATACTGGATATGCTTGTTCCTGTTTCTGTTATTGTCCCGGTGATATCCACTTCAAAAGTAAAAATACCCACCGTATCAATTCGATCACCATAGTCTCGTAATGCTTGATACATGCGGGTATTCCCCATGAAACTCCAGACCATACAACGCTTACCTTTTAAATAGTCAATCAAAGGCGCTCACTTCCTTCCTGCATTTCTTGAAACTCAAATAATACCCGGGCTGATTTTCTGTCTTCTAGCTTTATCACATGTTTGCTATCACCGGATGCTGTATATTGAAAAAAACCTTCCTTATCAGTTGGGTTTCCGTTCTTTAAACACTGCCTAGTTGATGCTAGTAGCGAAAAGGTATCACCTGGACTAACTGCCTCATTAAATATCACCTTGTGCACCCCTGCTCCTTGAGACAATTGGATACTGCCTGCAGCCATATTTTGGTTTGGATAAATATGACAGTCAAGGCCAGCGGAAGTTGAACCCAGATTGAAGAGAATAATCGTCTCTCCGCTTCGAACTACTCCATTATAAAAGCGAACAGGAACAATTGTCTCATTCTCTCGATATTTTTGCAGCATGCTCTCTGTGTTAGTTGTATAACCAGTAAGGTGATTTCCTTCCTGTGCTTGAATATCAGTAAAATATACCGTACCTGTACAATCTTCAAGAAGTAAATTCACTGTTACGCTTACTACTCGTTTATCCTCTTTACAATGAATCGTCTCGGTAAATCTGGTAAATGCAACTGACATTTACACCACCTACCCATCCAGCGTCCATTGTATTTCTGACACATGACCAACCCAGCCCGTAGCAACAGAGCCACCTTGCAAAAGCATATCCGTAAAGAATACCTCACCAGTACAATCAGTAATGAAAAGACGGATGGTAAGCGACTTTATCTTGCCAAAACCTCTCGGTGTAATAGCATGAGCTGTCTGTGAAAAATAAGCCATATCGCTACCTCCTTCCTAATAGAGATCAATAAACCTAGTTTCTGTCGAACCGTCCTCATATTCAATGACAACTTCAATTCCAACTTTTCCGTTTGGCCCTTTCTGTAGATTTTCCGATGCAATCTGCGCTGAAAATGTGTAACTCTTTCTACTAGCAGGATACACAGTCTGTGATAGACTTTTTGTCATTCCTAAAACTCCCTCAGCTTTAAAAGAAGCTGATCCTGATACCCCATTATTAGGGTCCACTGTAAAACCTGAACTTAACCAATAGGTTAACCCGTCATCAGCTCGTGAATTTCTTAGATGATTAAAAGGAACTAAGTCTTTTACTTCCTGACGGTCAAGAACATCAGCTGAAGATAAAATATCAGCAGCTTTATCCCAAACAGCAGATGAATCCCCCAGTTCTCTTAACGTTGTTGATAGCTCCAGCACTGTTTTCCATGGTTCTTGGAGATTATATTGTCTGCGTACCACACGAGTTTTGACAGATAAATTCAAATCTCTATCATCCACAGTTACTATATCACCTAGTTTCCATGCCTCATGCTCATATCCTGTCAACACTGATAAGTCCATTGCAGAGAGAACATATGAGATTCGTGGCTTCGCATACTGAGCTAAGCGCATATTAGCGAACTCAAGCAGCTGATAAGGGTTGCTGATTGATGAAGCATCCAGCGTTCCTACTCTAACTTCTGATGAATAGCTATAATCCTCAACATACTCTTTATTACCATTGATAGAAGCAAATGTTATACCATCTTTTCCATAAGCATAAAGGCGAGTGATTAGACTTCTAGTATCCACTACGCGCTGTATACTTTTCATGTTCTTTCTATAGCAAAATAATGCCCCACTATCAGTACCTCCAAATGTCAAGAGATGTACCAAACGATTGGCACTATCGAAAATCAAGTCGCCTCCATGAATATTCTGTATTGTTCGTAGGATAGCTAATGCATTCTTTTCTGTTGATTGCCATGTACGTTTAGTATTTACAGTTACGTTTCCTAATGACCAGCCAGTATTAAGTAAGGCATAGCGCATAGGGACTTCTGGTGTCTCTGCAACAAATTCCATGGGTTCTTTTTCAGCACTAAAAGAAAGATCATAAAATGCTGCTTCCGCATATACTTGAGTTACAACTCTTCCATCGGAGCTTTTCTCATCTGTTATAGTTCGAATACGATAAACATCATTAACAATCTGCACCTGTTTTTCATTGTCTAATGTCTCTCGCTTGGAATCATGAAATGGCAGTTTAAACTCCAGAATATCAGCGCCATTTACTTCACTTGTTACTACAATATCAAAGGCATTTTCTAACACTGCTTCCCAAGCCCCGTTAGTATCCAACACAACTGGTCTTGCAAATCCAAGTCTCTCATAAGGAGGTTTTGGTATATCATGTAGTTGTATTTCAAGAAGTTTAGGAGTTCTACTGGTGTCTTGAGTAGATAATGTAATTCGATAACGAATATATTCTCTGTTTGGAGATTGTAATTCCCCACTTGTTCCAATAGCCTGCCATTCAGTCCAACTAGACAAATCATCTGATGTAGAAGTTTCAACTAAGCTTATCGATGTTATACCTGCAATGTATTCACTTGTAACTGATACTCTACCCGTTCCAGAAAGCCCACAGGCAGCTGCTATCGAATAAAACTGGCCACTTTGTGCATAGACTCCGCTTGTTGCTTTTAGTATGACAGAACCAGGGTCCACAAGAGCATCAACATCAGCAGTGCTGTCTCCACCGTTTGCCAAAATTGAAGATTTAAAATAGAAAATAAGATCCTCCATGGTAAGCGAAGAATCTTTTTCATAGAACCAGTCATCAAATCCTCCTGCGTAATAATAGGTATTTGCATGCATCCCCATCACAATGTCCGCAACACAGGATTGATTTAAGTCTCCCGTGAATGTTCGAACTGGAGATTGCCAGACAGCCCCATCACTTCGATCGCAAAGTAAGTTCTGTACCCTTTTGCTGTTTACCTCAATGATTGATGCAATAAAGTACCACCCGTTATTCTTTAGGGGAATAGTAGGTGTTTCTGTCTGGTCATATATCAGGGAGCCGGAAGAATTATACAGCATTAATCGCAACCTTCCCTGAAATAAAGAAACATAAAAAATTGGTTGGCCAGGGCCTTGTCTAGTATTGAAAATCGGGATATACGTCTGCCCCACAGAATAAGTAGTTGGGTTTATCCATCCACCAACAACAATCTTTTCACCTAAATCACTAAAAAAGCTACCATCATTGGTAGCCACTAAATGCGTCTTTTCACTTGTTGGATTAATGATATTCTGCCTAAAATATCTTCCTAATCTACCAGATGATAAGTTGGCTGATGTGCCTGACCATCCGGATACAAAGAAGTTTCTGTTATGACCAGAATCATCTGCAAGCATGTTATTGCTATCTGGTGTAGCTTCATTAAATCGCCAAAGAGCAACTGTCTTCTCGCTTACAGGAAACTCACCTGTAAAATCTGTCTGTGATGTTAAGATTGATTTAATTGCCACAAGCTCACCTCCATCTGCTTTTAGCCATAATCTTCAGCTCCGAAAAAGTTGCTCCCGCCACTGAAACTGTTATTTCATTTTCACCTTTGTGCAGTATAGGAAAGTTAAGCTCATCCAAGCCTGCAAGCCCATTTCTAAGTGTATTTCCGTTTGCATCGGTAATTTTTGCAGTTACTAATCCACTATCAATGACAAGCACTTCATCTGCTGCCAAAGCCCCAAATACTCGTAGTTCTTCGCCATTTGTCGTAATAGAAATGTAGGTGGATGATGAGCTGCTGATTATCCCCTTAAGTTGATAAACCGGTTCTGAATCCGCATTCCCAGTTAACCTTTTAATTTCATGAGCACCAACACTGGAAATCGTAAATTGTTCATCTATCAGTGCATAGGCGTGTGGATCTGGACAAATAAATTTTAATTCAAAGGCTCCAGCAGTTCTAAGTAATCTCTCACAATCTACTTGTTCAGTAAGCCGAGCATAAAAGTATCGATCGGGAATATCCTCTAATACAAGCTGCTTGAGACCATTCATTGGATTAAGCCATTCTGCAATAGAGTCTAAAACGCTCACTAAATCTGCAAAACTCTTTTGAGGATATACATTACAGCTGATTGTTATGATCCGCTCTGAACTATCACAACCAAAATCTGCAACTCCCGCCTTTCCTGGAACAACCTCATACGAATTTCGTAGAGCGGGCGATGCCTGCCACCTTGTAAGTTTTGCTTTTATCTTCATATTTTTTGAATTGATACCATTATAAACGAAGCCCATACATCGCCCTCCTTTATGCAGTTATAAATCTTCCTTGAGCTCGTGATCCTGTTTGCATTAAATTATATAGCTCCTGTGAAATCTTCCGAATGTCGTCCTCACTTCGAACAATCATCTGCTGTATCGTAATTAATGAACCTTCAAAAGTTCCATAGCTGCTACTAATGCCAGCTCCATTCATATTCAGATTGGAGTTGATGTCAAAATCAGTAGGGATAGCATTTTGCATATCCTTACTAACACTATTCATTGCTTTTTCAAAACCAACACCAATACCCTCTCCAAGGTTTTCGCCTATACCAGCAAATAATGTAGATGGTGAATGAATGCCAAAGAAATTTTTTATTTTATCGACAACACCACCAAAAAAGCCTGAAATTTTATCCCAAAGCCAGGCTCCAGCATCTGAGATACCCTGCCATAATCCTTTGATCAAATTGGTTCCAACCTGAGCCATTTGCCAAATTGAGCCTGTAAACCCTTTAACCAGTGCTGTAATAATTTGAGGTACAGCTTTTACAACCTCTACAATAATCGTTGGAAGGTTCTTAATCAGTGAAACTAACAGCATGATTCCCGCCTGAATAATCTGAGGTATGCTGCCAATAATAGCATTCACAAGAGAGGACACAATCTTTGGTATAGCAGTAATAACAGTCGAAATGATCTGTGGAAGATTTTGAACCAGTGCTACTAACAATTGCACTCCGGCATCAATAAACTGCGGAATTGAGCCCAAAATCGCTGTTATTAGCCCGTCGACAATTTGCGGAATTGCTTCTACAATTACTGTGATGATTTCTGGTAAAGCTGAAATTAAAGATGTTAGAAGTTGAATACCCGCTTCGATTATTTGAGGTATTGCACCAATAATAAAATCTACTATCCCAGTAATAATGACCGGCAATGCTGCAATCAACACTGGAAGAGCATCCAAAATACCCTGAGTTAGTCCAAGTACAAGCTGAAGTGCCGCCTCTAGGATCATTGGTAGGTTATCCAAAAGTGCCTGCACAATTTGTATCACTGCTGATACCGCAGCCGGAATTAACTGTGGCAGTGCTTCTGCAATTCCACTGACAATAGTTCCGATCATTTGTACTCCTGCCGTAACAAGTGCTGGTAAAGTTTCAATGATTCCATTGACTAATGTCATCAGTAGTATGACAGCCGCCTCTGTTATCTTCGGTAATGCAGAGGTAAGTCCTTGAACTAGAGAAATAATTATTTGAGAAGCAATATCCACTACAATTGGCAACTGCTCAGAAATAAATTGAACTGCTTCTTCTAAGATTCCACCAAAAGCATCAATTAAGCCTTGAACACCATCTTTCTCAAAGGCTTGAGATAATTCATCAATCCAACCATTAACCATCGGAAGAACAGTTCCAGAAAGCATGGTTGTTAACCCTTCAGCAAGCTGCCCCTTTAACGAAGCAACTCCATCCTCAAGAGTTGCCATTTGCCCAGAAAAAGTTTTGGATTGTGCTTCCATTGAACCATAGAAACGCCCACCTTCTGATGTTGCTGATGCAAATGCCTCCGCAACCATGTCTGCTGAAATTGCCCCTTTTGACATTTCCTCCTTGAGTTCACCGATGGATTTTCCGGTCTTACGTGAAATTTCCTCTAATGGGTTAAAGCCTGCATTAATCATTTGCATTAGGTCTTGCCCTGTTAACTTACCGGTTGAGGACATCTGTGCAAATGCTAAAGTTAAACTTTTGAATTTTTCGGCATCCCCCTGAGATATATCACCCAACTGTTTCATTCTTATTTGAGCTTCTTCTGCAGACATTCCAAAGCTCATAAGAGTTTGGGCTGATTGAGCAAGATCTTGCATTCCAAATGGAGTAGCCGCTGCTTCCTTTTTCAGATCATTCACTAACTTTTGTGCTTTTGCCTCATCGCCCAGCATGGTAGTAAACGATGCAGTATAACTTTCCATTTGAGCGTTGTATTCAACGCCATCCTTCATCGCACCCACAAATGCTTTTCCTATTCCCGCAATAGCCGAGCCTAATGCTTTTACTCCACCGATTATGGCATCTGATAGCAGATTTGCTTTAAGTACATCTCCCAAAACAGAGGTTTTCTTAGTGGCATCATCCATTTCATTGCCAACATCATCAACATTATCAGCAAGTTCATCGGCTGCATCAGCAGCATCTTCCATGTTGTCAGCACTTTCATCTGTAGCATCGGAATGATCACGCAAACTCTTATTGTTATTTTCAAGTTCTCGTTCCATGCCATTGAGCTCAGCCAAAGCTTTATTTAATTGAATCTGCCAATTTTGAGTTCTACGATCATTTTCTCCGAAAGAAGTGGAGGCATTATCTAGTGCAGATCGTAGTGTCTCTATCTTTTCTTTTTGTGCATCGATCGTTTTTTCTAATATTTCATTACGCGCTGTTAAGGCTTGGATGGACTTATCATTTTTATCAAACTGGGAGCTGATTAGAGCCATCTCACTACCTAAGACTTTAAATGCCTGGTTAATATCACGAAGTGCATTTTTAAATTCCTTTTCGCCTTCCACTCCGATTTTTAAACCGAAATTATCTGCCAAGATTACCTCCTCCTTTCGTTGAAAAATCAAATCCCATAAGGAATAATGTCATCGATATAAAGTTCCCGCTTCGGTTTTGACATCCCAAGGAACTGCTTATGACACTCCCATAAATCCATAAGCAAGCCAATAGGTGTAAGCCATGTTTCCTCTTCAGTGCGATTTAAATGAACAGTTCCGTAATATAAAAGCCGGGTAAAGAGTTCATTCTCATTTACCCGGTTTGCACGTTTTTTGAGTCATCTTCAGACTCAATATTCCTTTTTGTTCCCTTGAACATAGCTTCTGTTAGAGCACTCTTATATGTCGCTAGTTCCAAAGGAGAAGTAAGAAGCTCAACTTCTTCTTGAGTAAGAAGCGGCTTTTTGTTATCTGGATTTCGCAGGTTATGAATGAGCAGGCTCTGATTGGCCATTAAAGTTATCAGCCAGACTATTTCATCCAGTGCCATTTCGAAGTTCTCAGACTTCATCAATTTTTCACCCAAATTTTCAAGGCCACCATATCTACCCGCAATTTCTTTCGTGGCTTTAGTAGTAAGAATAAGTTCATACTCCTGCCCGCCAATATTAATCATTGCACTTCGTTCTTTATCCATTTCAATTCCCCCTTACTCTCCAATTCCACTAGAAGCTGCGAATGTGGGCTCATACACTTCGTTGAACCAGCTATTAATAACCGTTGAAGTTACCCCTTCATCACCCTCGTTAACTTCCGCCTTCCATGGATGCTTACCTTGACCATCTAGCTTATTTCTTCGAAGCACTGTTCCTTCGATAGTTGGGGTTGAAAAAGTGATACTATCGCCTTTTGTCGCTAAGTTTGTTGCAGGAATTCCAAACTTCACACGATACAGCCAAAAGTATCGGTATTTACCGTTTGCTTTTTGTGCTCTGAAGCCAATCGCAACTGGAGCTCCACCATCCTCACTGGTTGAGATGAGCACATGATTGTCATCAATGGTAGCTCCTGTTAAATCTCCGGCAGCTGCTACACCTATATCATCAATACCGAGTGTAAGGGTACCGCTTTTAAATTCTTTTACAATCTCAGCAGCACCATCATCTGCATAAAGAGTTGCCTCAGCAAGCTCAACGGAAAGTTCTGCACTGATTGCTTTTGCCAGAGGTTTCGGTGTTTCATAGGTTTCATCACCGTTTATGTCTTCAGTGATTTTTGCATAATAAAGCCTATCAAGACCTATCGTAGCCATTTCTTATTCCTCCATTTCCAATTGAAATTCATATGATTTAGCCACATCTATGGCATAATGGTGATAATCGGTATCATCCTCATGTCCAATGTACCGACGGTCCGTTATAGTAAAATCCGCACCCAAAAGAGTGCGGACAATAGTGTTTTTTATAGTTGTATAATTTCCTTTTACAAATAAGGAAAGTCTAGCTTCCTGTACTTCATATCCTGGTGCATTATCAGCATGAACTTCGAATAAATCAATAAGTGGTGTAATTACAATATAAATATCAGGAGGAACACCAGAAAACCGTCCTGTCTCTACTGGAATATTGCACATATCTGCAATGAATTTGAGTTCATTTAATATACTCATAAGTTTTCTACCTCCTGCTCAAACCTTTTCTTCATAGCGTCAATACATGCTTTTCTTGACGCACTTCTTGCAGGCTTTAAAAATGGTTTTGGTGGCTGACCTGATTTTCCATATTCAATAATATTGGCTATCTTGGCATTACTTTCGCCATTTCTTCGTGGCTCCTTGAAACCCACCTTCACGTTAAAATTTCCATTCCTATCTACTTTTGCCGGAGACAGTCCCAGGGAATTGACAAGCTCACCAGTAGACCGACTTTTCTCTTTTGTTCCACTACCAACTACAGCTTTCAAATTTGACATTACCTTTTCTAAAACAATTTCTCCGCCTGACTCAAGTACTTTTGGAATAATTTCATCCGTCTTTTCTCCCAGTCTTGATAGTTTTAGAAGGAACTCCTCAGGCATTTTAACTTGTACTTTAGCCACTTGACCCCACCACCTTTTTTGCCAAAACTTCAATATATATGCCTCTGCCTTTTACATCTTCAACATTTGTAATCTCATAACGACCATCACTACACACAATCACCGTATTGGTAGACACCTCAACATCAGGTATCTTACGAAAGCAAAACAGAGCAGTCGCTTCAGAAAATACTGCTCGATTGGCCCATTTTTTATTACCATGACGTTCTTCTTTATAAGCACGAACAGAAGCAAGGATGATATCCTTAGATTTACCGAAACCTTCACTGTCTCTCGTTGTTTCAACGGATATGATATCAATAAAGGTGTTCATCTTACCAAAACTCATACTCTACACCTTCCAATCTCGGTCAAGTCTAAGCAGTAAATTTACAGTGTTCCAAACTTGTTGGCTTGCCTGGACGTTATCAGCAAAAAAGCCGCCAGTACTGCCATCTCGACTTTCATAGAAGTGAGATGATAACATGATGACGGCTTGCTCTGTAGTTGGTGGCATTTCATTTTCAGAATAATGTCCTTCTGGTAGGTGCTGATAACTCTCGGCATAAGCGATAGCGGTGTTGATATACATTTGAAGAAGCTCATCATCGCGTTCATGCTCGAGAATTAAGTTAGCTTTTACTTTTTCAAATAGAGTCATAACCGTCACCATCCTTTTTTTAAGGCGTATCCGCAGTCATGATTCCTGCGGCTTTAAGCTTACTTAGTAAGGCATTAAAGTCTGTCACCAAAGCTTCTACAGTTTCCGCAGTACTTGCTGGTTGATTATCAAGAACAGGGAGCCCAGTTACTTTGGCTCCCTCTTCAATTACAAGCTCTCCACCTATAACTGTCTTTTCCCCGCCTTGTTCGGTGTAGTTCTTTGCGTTATAGCTCATCATTTACACCTCCCATTAAGCCTTCTGCTGAAGAACTTTGATGGCTTCAGGTAAGATAAGCTTTCCATCTACACGCTGGCTCGCAAGGAAACCAACCTGCCCTGTGGTTGCAAAAAGCTCGTTTAAACGTTTGAAAGAACGTCCCTGTCTATCGGCAATCCAATAATATCCGAAATCACCGAAGGCAATAGTTTTAGCTCCAGCTTCAATAGTAGGAGCATAAGCTGAAGTATAAACCGGACGATTTAATAAAGTATCTGGAGTACCTGCTGTTAAAGAAGGCTGCCACAGATATTGACCTTGACCGTCTTTCAGCTTACGGATTGCCTTTACTGTTGCATCATTCATCAGGAATACCGCGTTCTTTCTATATGGCGCTTTTAATGAGTAAACAAGATCGATAATCTCATCTGCAGTAATAGCAGTTGCAGACCCTGCTGTCACTCCAAGCTGTGCTCCGCCTGTTGCGTTGAAAATACCAGTAGGTTTTCCATCTCCATCTCCAACTAAAAAAGCTTCTTCTTCCTTAGCACCGATTCTACGGGCAAATTCAGTGGAGATATAATTCTCCAGATCAAATACACTGTCATTGAGAAGTTCATCAGAAACTTTAATCATTGTACCCAGCTTGTAAGCACCAATAGATGTCTGACCGAATACAGAATCACTCTCATCAAACTCCTCACCTTCGTCAAGCTAAGCAGCTGTGCCTTTGGTCACCACAACCGGGATTTTACGATCACCACTTGAAGTTTGAATAATCTTTGCAAGTTTACGGAATACATTCTCTTCCTCAAGAGTTTGAACCAAGGTGCTCTCAAATTCATCAGGAACAAGGTATCCTCCCTCAGAATCAGTGCCTACAGATAAGGCGTTTAACACATCATGACGAGGGTTTTTGCTACGCATTACGTTCCAGAATGCTTTCCTATATTCATCACTGGCTCTTCCGGTCTTTGTATCCATCCCTGGAACAGCTGGCTTTCCAGTAAGAGGCATATTTACTGGCTTATTAAGCTCTGCTTCAAGAGCCTCTTGACGTTCCAATCTTGCTATTTCCTTACCGAGATTAATAATGTCTTCTTCCATTTTGTCATAGGTTGCTGCATCTTCTGCGGATACAAGCCCATCACTACCACGCTTTGAATCAAGAAATGCCTTTGCTGCTTCCCATGCTTTTGCGCGTTTTTCACGCAGTTCAAGAATTTTACTCATTTTTATTCCTCCTAATATTTCAATAAATTAAGCCGCTCATAAAGCGGCTCTACTGACTGTTTTACAACTGGTTTTTGAAGTTTATTCATTAGTGAATTGGTCACTGCTCTTCTGCTGAATACAAAGCTGTCTTGTAGTGAACTCTCTCCTGGTTTGAACATAATGTCATCTGCAAAACCAAGCTCAACTGCCTTATTGGCGTTTAGCCAAGTTTCAGCATCCATCAGGTGCGACAACCTTGTTCTAGATAAGCCGGTTTTAAGCTCATATGCATTGATGATGCTCTCTTTCACTTCATCAAGCATTTGGATTGCTTTTTGCATCTCCTCACTATCGCCAATAGCTATGGTAAAGGGATTATGGATCATCATCAGTGAGGTAGGAGACATTAAGACTTCCGTCCCTGCCATAGCGATGACAGAAGCAGCTGATGCAGCAATACCGTCAATCTTTACAGTGACGTTTCCTTTATAATCCATTAGCATGTTGTATATCTGAGATGCTGCAATACAATCACCACCAGGAGAGTTAATCCAAACTACTATGTCTCCTTCACCACTCATTAGCTCTTCTCTAAAAGCAGCTGGGGTAACATCATCCTCAAACCAACTCTCCTCGGCAATTGCACCGTTTAGATAGAGGGTTCGTGTCTGTGTATCTGTGTCGCGAACCCAATTCCAAAATTTCTTCATTCAGGTTTTCCCTCCAATCCTTCTTTATTTGCGAAAATACCCGCATCTTCAAGTTTGGTCATATTGCCATTGATTAGATATAAATCTCCTCCAAGCTCTGGTGGGATTCGATCAAGGTTCTCAAGCTCCCTAATATCATTGGCACTCATCCAGCCGTTCTGTCTCGCGGTTGCATACCCATTCATTCGAGAAACATAATCACCTCGAAGCAGTCCATCTACATTGAACTTGGCAAAATAAAGTTTCTTTTCATCTGGCCTTAAAAGTGCTCGGCTGATGGTCTGCTCCCAACGAATCACCCAAGGATCTAATGTGTATTTCACAAACTCCAGTGACTGTTGCTCAATATTAGAAAAGCTCGATTTTTCCAAGTCTCCTACCATATGTGGAGGTACGCGGAAAATTCGAGCGATTTCATTAATCTGAAATTTTCTTGTTTCTAAGAACTGAGCTTGTTCTGGTGAGATACCAATAGGCTGATACTTCATTCCTTCTTCAAGCACCGCTACACGATGAGAGTTACTGCTTCCCTGATAGGCTGCATTCCAACTATCCCGTACTTTTTGAGGGTCTTTAATGGTACCTGGATGCTCAAGTACCCCTCCTGGAGCAGCTCCGTTAGCAAAGAATTTAGCTCCATATTCCTCACAAGCAATTGCCATACCTATAGCATTCTTAGCCATTGCAATCGGCGAATAGCCCACTAGTCCATCAAAGCCTAAGCCAGGTATATGAAATACATCACTTGGTCTAAGTGTGACTGTCATACCTTTCATCGTAGGTGCTTCATCAGAATACTTAGTATAAGTATAATAAAGAGCGCCACTGGAATCCCGATCCACCGACATTCGATTAGGCATTAACGGATATAGTGCTATGACTTCGCCTTTGCCATTTCGAATAATTTGTGCATAGGCATTACCCCATAATAAAAGATGAGTCATTAACGTTTCTCGGAAAACGAAAGAACTCATCTCTGGATTTGGCTCATCATGTAATAAAAAATACAGTGGATGAGAAAGTGCTTTCTCCTTACCACCGCTATCAGTGTGTTTATATAAGTGAAGGGGAAGTCCTGCCACAGCTTCTGCTAGTATTCTTACGCAAGAATAGACCGCAGTCATTTGCATTGCTGTATGCTCGTTTACTGGTTTACCGCTTGTTGTACCACCAAAAAAGAAGCTGTAATTGCTCCCTATGGTTCGGTTCTGAGGTTTATCACGTGCTTTGAAAATATTCGAAAACAATCCCATCTGCATCACTCTCCTTTGCTACAAAATAAGAAGCCCTCGACCGTCATAAACAGAATTTCCTGATCCACCTTTGCGGATTGCTCGGTCAAGAGCCATAATGGTAGCGACAGCTCCATCGATTCTTTCAGTTGATTTTTCTTTATCAGGCTTGATATTCCCAGCAGGATCAGTACGTATAAAGATATTATCCATCATCCATCGCAAAACCGGATGTCCACCATGGGCCAGTTTCTCCTCTAAGGTAAGCTTCATTAATTCCTTTGTAGGTGGACTCATATCTTTAAATCCCTGACCAAAAGGAACTACCGTAAATCCTAGGTTTTCTAGGTTCTGAGTCATTTGCACAGCTCCCCAACGGTCAAAGGCTATTTCTCGGATGTTATATTTCATACCAAGTTCTTCAATAAAACTTTCAATGTAACCATAATGCACCACATTTCCTTCAGTGGTGTGTAAAAACCCCTGTTTCTCCCATACGTCATAAGGTACATGATCACGCTTTACCCTTTGATCCAGATTATCTTCCGGAATCCAGAAATAGGGAAGGATGATATATTTATCTCCCTCATACTCAGGCGGGAAGATAAGAACAAATGCTGTAATGTCAGTGGTAGAAGATAAGTCCAAACCACCATAGCATGCACGCCCTACAAGGCTTTCTGGGTTTATAGTAAATGCACATTTATCCCACTTTTCCATAGGCATCCAGCGTACCGACTGTTTAACCCATTGATTTAAACGGAGTTGTCTAAACAGGTTCTCTTCTGCTGGATTTTGCTTTGCACTTTCACAAGCAATATGAATCTTTTCTATGTCAACGGTAATGCCCATTGAGGGGTTGGCTTTCGCCCACACCTTTGGATCGGTCCAGTCATCATTCTCATCAGCACCATAAATAACTGGATAAAATGTAGGGTCAACCTTTCGCCCTTCAAGGATGTCTTTAGCCTTTTGATGCACCTCGTAACAAATGGAGTGTGTATCATTTCCGGCAGTCGTAATTAAGAAATACAGTGGCTGCTTTCTTGCATCACCAGAGCCATGAGTCATGACATCGTAAAGCTGTCTATTTGGCTGAGCATGAAGTTCGTCAAATACCACACCATGCACATTTAGTCCATGCTTGGTATATGCCTCTGCAGATAAAACTTGATAGAAACTACCTAGAGGTTTATAAACAAGTCGTTTTTGCGATAGTACCGGTTTAATTCTTGCTTTCAGAGCTGGACATTGTTCTACCATATCCACTGCTACATCAAAAACAATGGAAGCTTGCTGTCTGTCAGATGCACATCCATATACTTCACCACCATGCTCAAAATCGCCACAAGTAAGCAGTAAGGCAACCGCTGCTGCAAGTTCAGATTTTCCTTGCTTTTTAGCGATTTCGATATATGCAGTATTAAATTGACGGTAGCCATTGGGCTTTAAAATTCCAAAAACATCGCGGATAATCTGTTCCTGCCAGTCTATCAATTCAAATGGCTGCCCATACCATTCTCCCTTGGTATGCTTTAAGCAATTAATAAAAGACACCGCATTATCTGCAGCGTCCTTATCATATACCGAACCATCCGCCTTAAAGATGGTCGGCTTATATTTTTTTAGTTTACGTATAGCCGCCACCTCCTTATGGATACGAAAAAAGGAACCCCCTAAGAGTTCCTTAATATTTTATATAGTTGATTAGGCTATTTTATTTTGTTTTGTCTTCCCCTGTCAGAATAAAATGGACATATGCTTCTTTATCCTTTTCAAGGTAATCTACTAGCTTACTATAGCCTTCTCTTAAAGCAATGCTAGTCACAATCGGGATATCAAACATATTTGTTTCACCTGAATCTCGAATGGCAAGTATTTGTTTTTTTATGGTTTGGTACATTCATTATCCTCCTCAAAAGAATCCGCTACCGCTTTACGCAGAATCTCCACATCAAAACCTGCACTTTTATAGCCGTCTAGAATGGTGCTGTAATAATAACAGCTTGGCTGGCCTAATGGCCTTCCTTCATTCATGATGTAGACCATAGCCTGAACAGTTTTACCATTCAATCTCACTTTAATGGTTTCTTTACGATATAAAAATGGCCATCCTTCATAGCGGTCAAGAGCCGCTTCATCTGCCGGTGTGATATCCCAGACTAACACTGGAACACTTTCGCCTTTGAAAGGCTCTATGGTTGCCACTGCTCCCGCGTGTGATCCTCTAAAAAGCAGCCGATAACCTTTTATTATACTTGCCCCAACTACCTTGGCTGTGGGGCATCTGTTTGCCATTTGCTCCAGATTAAGATTAGAACCATAGGCAAGATATAGTTTGTTACTCATTGCTTTCCTCCTTCCTAGTTTAGGGCCTTAGGGCAGCTCAAGCCGCCCGAAACCGCCAAGCTGCATAACCTGAAAGCGCTGCTGTTAAATGCTCTCTGCAGTTTTTGAACTCTTCTCCTATAAAACCAATACGGTTTAGGTAGGTTCTCATGGCAAACTTTTCATTTTCTACTTGAGGCTTCTTCGCAGAGGCAAATTTTTGTGTTAAAGCTTGGTTGTTTAAAGCTAAGGCAAGAACAATATAGCTTCTTACCTTGCCTGCGTGCAGCTCGCTGTTAAAGCCTCTTAGCTCAACCGTATGATTCCCAGTAAAAAAGCTATGTAGATTAAGGAAATGGTATCTACTATTGTGATAATGTGTACCCCTGCTTTCGCTGTAGCCTTCATACCAAATGTCCTCAATCTGTCTCATGGTTGTTGGCTTTTTGTGGTTCATCTTCTCAACTAAAATGCTATCCATCTTCTTGCAGTAGCGCATTCGCTCTGGCGCAATCTGTAGTGCTTTATAAAAAAGATCGTTTTTACTTGCAATAATATTTACAAAGTTTCGGATGCTTCTTGGTGTATGATTGGAGCCATCTAAATGAATGTGAATTCCACAAGAAGTGTTTGTAAAGGCTCCAGCCTTTCGAAGCTTTCTTACTAGCTCCTGCAAAGTTTCAATGTCCTCCCGGTAGGTTAGGATTGGGCTAACCAGCTCAACGCTATAATCTCTACCTGCAGCTACTTTTCTTCTACCTTCTTTTCTTTGGCAGTTGATGCTCCCATCGTACATAAACTTCCACACGCGCCCATCTGGAGCTTTTACCTTCTTGGTGTCGTAGTAAGTCCCGCCTTCACTGTAATTGCCTTGCAAAAATTCTGCAGCGACCCTGGCTGCTTTTTCTCTTGTAATTCCTGTAAATTCAATTTTGATTCCGAATTTTGCGCTTAACATCGTACCTCACTCCTTTTAAAGTGTGTTTATCCTTTCGGCATGTACATATATCACTCTAAAAGGCTTAAATAGCAAGACAATTCTTCAATATAAATCTACATATTTACTGCCATATTGGGCTTAAAAGTGTATGTTTACTCTTCGATTTTCTTGTATAAATCCTCTCCAAATACCACTCCTAGGGAACTGCCTGAATCCCAACTGACGTGGATGGTACCCATGTCATCAACACTAGTAACCGTACCTTTAGCCCCAGGCTGAAGCTTGGTATAAGGGTCATTCATTTTAAGTAGCATGACACGAGTTCCTGGAGTGTAATAACTTCTAAGTTGCTTTAGCATTTCTGGGTGAATGATATTCATTATTCACTCACCTCCTCATGCTTAGCAGTTCCGCTTTTGAAAGCAGAGCTACCCAACAGTTTGGAGAGAAGAATCTTTCGTTCTGTTTTGTATTCTGGCCCGATAAAGCCAAGTCTTAGAAGGAAACAACGGAAAGCGTACTTTTCATTCTCCACTGATTTCTCGGTCGAGTTGACGCGGGTCTGCTTCTTTGCCATTTCACAAAGTGCTGTTACAAAGTGGGTATAAGCCTTAACCTCCTCTGCGGAGCACTCACTCTGGAACCAAGGGAAGGTTATAAATTCCTCATTTATGATAATGGGAATAGAATCAGTATCAAGTGCTTTCTTTATAAGGGTTTCTTTGCTTTCTACCAATCCTTTTAGGTTACCAAGTGCAGTTTCGCTAAAACCCTCCCTCGGCATTTGAATAATCAAACTAATAGCTTCTTCGGTTTCATTTGATTCGCTGTATACGGGAGATTCTTCGTAATCATTATATGGGCTTACCCTTCCACCAAGAGCCGCTTCATAGGGAATTTGAATATTTTCAGGAACAAGCTCTGCTTTTGGAAGTGGTGTGTCATATTCTTCCGTAGCTGCCTTGAAGTCATGAAAGCTTAATAGAGCATCAACCAGTTCAGAATTATCTGGTCCTCTGACTACTCCATTTTTGTCAATATTGTAGTCTGCCACCTCATATGCAAATGTAGGTGCTCCAAGATATCTTACAGGAGCATTCAGTTTTTGGCTGATTGCGTTGACTAACTCTTTTCTTTTTGCTCCTGTGACATTATAGTTTATCTGCATTTTTATACCGCCTTTCTATTTTCGGTACATACATATATCACTCTAAAGGCTGTTAATATCAAGTCATTTAGGGCATCTTTCTGTAGAAAATACTGTTCCATTAATCGGCGGTATTCCGTGCAGATAACACAATGCCAGTCAGCACAAAACAGACGCATGGAAGTGCTACACCATTACCCCACATTTTGTACTCAGCTGAATCGGAATGGGGGTTGTTAAGCCATTTTATAATTTGCTTTCTTGTTTTTGGCTTGCTGCTTTTACCTATGATTTTGCGATGGGTTTCCCAAACCTCCGTCCAGAATGAAATTTCATCTTCTGTAGGATTTTCCGTCCCAAGGTCATCACACCAATCATCAGGAAAGCCTTGTAATCTTGCACATTCCGTTGGTGTAAGCCTTCGAACAATATAGTCTGGTTCAACCAATCCATTTTGGTATCCTGAATTAGTTCCATTGATTATCGTATTTGAAGTACCGTCCTGCCTGTAGTATTGACTTTCAGTTTTCATCTGAGGATAAAACGAAGCTGGGTGTGCCACTGCTCCAGGTCCTTTTGCCGTGAGTGTAGGTTGCTGCTCTTCATCTATAGCAGGTTTATATAGCGCGTTCTTTCCTTGGTTAAAAGCTGCCCTATCAATACCGTAAGATGGCTGAGTCACAACAGGGGCATCCTTATAATCTCTCGACAATAACGTTGGCGCTTTATCTTCTTCAACCTGGGCATAGGCTCCAGTAGTCATGGCATAGGCAACAGCATGACGATCAGCGGTATTAAGTGTAAAAGAAACATCCTCATCTATACCGCTTCCTTGGGGACCATTTTTATCCTCTCTTCCAATCATCGAGCCTTGTAGAGCAACTACTACCATGCCACCTTGATTACACCCTGGATTTCCTCCATTGGCATCAATGGTTCGAGAAGTATCCGCTTCATATATACCGCTATGTGGATTGCTTGACAGCATGGAGTTGCTCTTATCAGAACAGATGCCATATGCGGTAGGTACAAAAACGGTCTGGTCATTATTGCATCCAAGAGTGGCAGACTTATCATCCTGTATCAAAGCCCCCTTACCACCACCTTCACAGCCAGAGCGGATTTTTAATGTTTTAGGTGTATTCATAATAAGAGGTACATTCCCACCGCCAGTTCCCATACGAGAGGTTAGCGTCTGTACTTTATTATCCTCTGAGAGTTTTACACGACTATCAGTTGGATGATTTTCAATAACAACAGCCGTTTGGTTATCTCCCATGTTTGCACGAAGGGATCCACTTAAATTTTCATCAGTATGGCCACCAACTCGAGAAGCAGCGCCCGGTTCAAAGGACATGACTGCACCTGGAACAACACCTGCTCGAAGGGTAGGGGAACGTTCTTCCTCATATCCTACACTTCGACTCTTGGCGCTGTGTTCGGTACAAAATCCGCTTGACTGCATGACGCAAGGCTGATGTCCGTGTTCCTCCGCTCGAAGTGTTGCGGTAATATCCTCCGAAACAGACATCACTTTCTCGCCTTGGTCATTTAAACAAGTTATGCTATCGCCTGTTTTTCCAGTGCTGTTTTTAGCATTTCCGGCAGTTCTTTGCCACGGGCTGCCGCTCGGCGTAAAATTCCTTGGCATGCCTTCGGACTCAAATAGTATTTCTCCGGCACATCTGTCTGCAAAATCTGCGACAAGGTAGATTCTACGACGACGCTGGGGGACTCCGAAATATTGCGCATCGATAGTTCGGTAAGCCACACTCCATCCGTCTCCCATATAGATGTCAGCGTATGGCCATCGTCCTTTTTCAGGTAAAGGCACTGAGGTGTTCGGCTCTTTGACACCGATGACCGCTTCGAGGACTGCCCTAAAGTCCTCCCCTTTATTTGACGAGAATGCGCCGGGGACATTTTCCCAGACTGCATACCTTGGATATTGTCCATTGGTCTTACACCTCATTTCCTTGATAATTCTTATTGCTTCATAAAAAAGGACGGATTGTTCTCCGTCCAGACCAGCTCTTTTACCCGCCACACTCATATCTGTGCAGGGAGAGCCAAATGTTATGATGTCTACAGGTGGAAGCTCCGCACCATTTAATTTGTTTATATCCCCATAGTGTTTCATCTGTGGGATGCGTTTGGTCGTAACTCTTATAGGAAACGGCTCAATTTCAGATGCCCATAAAGGCTCAATGCCACAGATCAGACCGCCTAGAGGAAAACCTCCGCTCCCATCAAAAAGAGAACCGAGTGTCAATTTACTCATCTGCATTCACCTCCGGCAGGTCACAATATCTGATTTTCGAACCATCTCTTAAAACAAACACACCGTCTGAGTTTCCAACTTGTTCAATATACCTTTTTACAATAACATCACAGTACTTTTCATCCAGTTCAATGGTGTAGCAGATTCTATCTGTCTGCTCACAGGCAATCAGTGTGCTTCCTGAACCACCAAAAGGATCAAGCACGATACAATTAGAAAGGCTTGAATTCAAAATAGGGTAGGCCACAAGTGCAACTGGCTTCATCGTAGGATGATCACTGTTTTTCTTCGGTTTCTCAAATTCCCAGATGGTGGTCTGCTTTCTATCGGAATACCAGTTATGCTTGCCTTTCTTTTTCCACCCAAAGAGAATAGGTTCATGCTGCCACTGATAAGGAGAGCGACCGAGAACAAGGGACTGCTTTTTCCAAATACAAGTACCGGAAAGATAAAATCCTGCATCGGAGAATGCTCTTCTAAAATTGAGTCCTTCGGTATCCGCATGGAATACATAAATAGGGGCGTCCTTCGCCATTACTGCTTCGGTGTTCTGAAATGCTGCAAGCAGGAAATCGTAGAACGCTTCGTTAGCCATATTGTCATTTTTGATTTTTCCAGCAGTGCCTTCATAGTTAACATTATATGGAGGGTCCGTAACTACCAAATTAGCAGTTTTCCCATCCATCAAGACATTAAAGGTGTCTTTCTTTGTACTGTCTCCGCAGACTAATCGATGCTGCCCAAGTAGCCAAATATCCCCTAAATGCGAAACAGCGGGCTTTTTCAGCTCGCTGTCTACATCGAAATCATCTTCTTTTATATTATCCTTAAGGGAATCCTTGAAAAGATCCTCCAACTCTCCCGGGTCAAAACCTGTCAAAGACACATCAAAGTCTGAAGCATTTAAGTCCGTGATGAGAAGTGCTAATTTGTCTTTATCCCAATCACCACTTATTTTATTTAGTGCAATGTTCAGCGCCTTCTCCTTTTGCTCATCCATTTCAACAACTACGCATTCTATCTCATCCATGCCCATACTCAGCAGGATTTTCAAACGTTGATGGCCTCCAATGACTCTGCCTGTAGTCTTATTCCATATTACGGGTTCTACATATCCAAACTCCTCAAGGGAGCGTTTAAGTTTCTCATATTCCGGATCACCCGGTTTTAAATCCTTCCTTGGGTTATATTCAGCGGGGATGAGTTGTTTAGTTTTTATCTTCTCTATCAACATACTTTTCCACCGCCTTTCTAAATTCACTGTACTTATTTACATCCTCCCACGGGAATAGACAACTATTAAAGTGACCATAAACAGCTGTATCAGAGTAAATCACATTTCTAAGACGTAGATTTTCAATAATGGCTGCAGGTCTTAAATTGAAAACTTCCTGTGCAGCAAGAGTTAATATTTCGTCAGAAACAATACCTGTGCCAAGGGTATTTACATAAAAGGCTACAGGATTTGCCTTACCAATGGCATAGGATATACTAACTTCACATCTCTTTGCATAACCACACCAGACGATATGCTTTGCAATGTACCGAGCCATATAGACACCGCTTCGGTCAACCTTGGTGGGGTCTTTACCACTAAGTGCGCCACCTCCATGGGATGCAAGTCCTCCATAGGTATCAACCATAATTTTTCTACCAGTTAAGCCTGTATCGGCAGCGGGACCACCTTCGACAAATCTACCAGAGGGGTTAATGAGAAGTTCTGTTTCATCATCAAATGGGAAGTCCTCAAAGCACTGCCATAGGACATTGTTAAGGATATCTGTCTTTAGTTCTTCCTGTGTTTTATTCTTATCATGCTGTACCGATATCACAATAGTCTTTATTCGCACTGGAGTGTCTCCTTCATATTCCACCGTCACCTGCGCTTTACCATCTGGGTGGATACCTTTTATCAGTTTCCCTTTTCGGCAATCATCCAGTCTCTTTACAATCCTGTGAGATAGTACAAGGGGTAGGGGAAGCATTTCTCCTGTTTCCTTTGTAGCATAGCCATACACAGTTCCTTGGTCTCCAGCACCTATCGAACCATACTGTTCGTTTATCCCATTTCTTACTTCCAGTGCAGTATCCACGCCAGTTGCAATATCTACACTTTGTTTGTGTACAAATACATAAATCAAGAATTTAAGAGGGTTGTATCCAATCTCTTTAAGGACATTCCTAACAATGTATCGGATGTCTATTTTCTCGCTGCAGGAGATTTCGCCCGCCACGATAATTTTCCCTTTGGTTGCCATTACCTCACAAGCGACACGTGATGCTTTGTCTTTACGTAAACATGCTTCTAAAATGCTATCTGCTATGATGTCGCATAGTTTATCAGGATGTCCAGCACATACACTTTCAGCTGTTAAATATCTTTTACTCATTATATATCTCCTCATCTTTATTTTCCTCTGCGGGCAGTCAACAGTCGTTCCATCACATCATCCTGTGGATTTGCACCGGAATACTCTGTCGCACAGTTTTCACGAACGATCTGATATATTTCCATCCAGAGCCTGTTTGTCTGGCTCATAAAGTTCTGACTCATAGCTACATAAGGACTTTGAATAGCATTGCCGGTAGTTGGGTGCTTGGCAAGAAAACCAAACTCGGTTACCGCTTCCTCACACTGTATCCATCTGGCTGCACTCATGGCATATCGTTCTAGAAGCTGTGGAAGCACCAAATGGGCACAGCCTCGCTCCTCAAGCCATTTCCAAGTAATTTCATAAATCTCACTGGCTACTAGGGTTTTCCCGTCCTTTTGCACTGCTGAGAGCATGGCCCTTGGCTTTGGCATTTCCTGCCCCTTTAAGTCAGCGGTATTTTTGAAGTCGATGATTTCTAGCTTTCTCTTGCCGGGATTTCCCTCAGCAATTTTATCTATAAGTGCTTTCTTTTTCTGACCAGATCCAATACGAGCACCACCTCGATTTGTACCATCTTTGGCCATTAACTCACCTCTTTTCTTATTAGGGGTTATTACCCCGTTTGAAACTGCGACTTTTTGCACGAAGCCCCACGCCCGTTGTCCGCTTAAAAAGCTGTAGAGATTTGACTCCCCCCTACCGGGATGGCCAACGGTCTCCATCTCTTGCTGTGATGGCAGAGTGGCAAGGAGTACAAAGAGCCATTAAGTTGCTTTCATCGTGTGTCCCACCTCGTGCCAAGGGAAGGATATGATGCACTTCAGCTGCTGGTGTCAGCTTTCCTTGTCTTTTGCACTCTTCACATAGGGGATGAGCTGTAATGTAACGGTCACGTATTCTTTTCCACGCACGACCGTAACGTTTCCTCGTCTCAGGATCTCGTTGATATTTTTCATAACGAGAAGCTTCCTTTTTGGCATGCTCCGGACAAAAACGTCCATCTGTCAGTTCCGGACAACCAGGAGAAGAACATGGTCGTTTTGGTTTCTTTGGCATTTCGTACCTCCTTTGGACATGCAAAAAGCCCCCGCGGTATTTCCACGAAGGCTCTCTACAATTTTTCACAATACCATTGTATTATGGATTTCTAATAAAATCGTCCATGATATTACTCATTACTTTCCATAGAGTAGTAGTGCTAGATGCTGAAGCGCTCGATTCTTTTTGTTGTATGCAGAAGAACGTTCAATATTGAAGTGATCACAAATGTTATACACTGCATCAATCTGCTTTTGTTCATCATCCAAATAAAACTCCTTTAACACATACTGCTCATCTTCTGTTAAAGCATCCCACGCCGGTTGAAACCAGTCCATGTATTCCAGTGCTTGACGATAACGTTCTTTCAATACATCAATTTCATTGATGCAGGCAATGAGCCTTTTCTCTCCAGCTTTTGGATCATGGGTCGATGGCATGCCATTTAGAACTGGAGAAGCTGGGGAACTCATTTCTTCGTTGAGGGTTGCAATGTCCTCATCAGTATGTTCTATGATGTACTTCATACTGCTGTAATCTTTTAGGGCGTTAATTGCCGCTGCTCTTTTATCTAAATATTGCCAGACAATGTTCATTTTATCAGACCTCCTTTAGTGTGGCTTTAACCGCATCTATCAGTGCGGATTGAGTATTGTTTTTATCATTTAGGGCTTTCATTACACGTTCATCAATGGTGCCTTTGGAAATCAGGTGATGGATCACTACCGTTTCTTTTTGTCCTTGCCGCCAAAGACGGGCGTTGGTTTGCTGATAAAGCTCTAGGCTCCAAGTTAGACCAAACCATACAAGAGTTGAACCTCCAGCTTGCAAGTTCAGTCCATGTCCTGCTGATGCTGGATGGATAGCTGCAATAGAGATTTCTCCATCATTCCACCTCTTAATAGAATCGCTAGTGGATAACACCTCAACCTCAAAGCGCTTTTGTATTCGTGACAAATCATGCTTAAACCAATAAGCAATTAGAACTGGCTTGCCATTAGCAGCTTCGATTAAGTCTTCCAGTGCATCCAGCTTACGGTCATGTATATGAAGTACTGTACCTTGATCATCATAGACTGCTCCGTTGGCCATTTGCAGTAGTTTTCCCGAAAGAGCTGCTGCATTGGCTGCAGTAATTTCCTCACCTTTAACCGTTGTAATTAAATCACGCTTCATAATGTCAAGGTTTTTCATTTCTTTTTCAGAAAGCTTTACATCTACTTCGTTTATAACCAGCTCCGGCAGCTTCAGGTAGTCTGTCCCTTTCATGCTAATAGTGATGTCAGATATTAGCCTATAAATTGCTTCTTCTGCTCCCGGTTTTGGCTTGTAGGAGAAGATCACTTGTTGATTACGTTTATCTGGTACAAAGTAATCCTCTCGATATCTGCCAATAAACCTGCCTAATCGCTGCCCCATATCTAATAAGCGATACTGTGCCCACAAATCCATCAATCCATTGGAGGATGGGGTTCCAGTAAGTCCTACTATCCTATTTACCTTTGGCCTAACTTTCATTAAACTTTTAAATCTCTTGGCTTGATGAGATTTAAAAGAGGACAGCTCATCAATTACCACCATATCAAAATCAAAGGGAATTCCACTTCTTGAAATTAGCCATTCCACATTTTCTCGATTGATAATGTAGACTTGAGCTCTTTTCATAAGGGCTGTTTTTCTCTGAACCTCCGAACCAACTGCTACGGTGTATTTAAGCCCCTTTAGGTGATCCCACTTTTCAATCTCTGCAGGCCATGTATCTCTGGCAACTCTTAGCGGTGCAATAACCAGAACCTTACGAACAAGAAAACTGTCCAGTGTTAAATCAAAGATGGCAGTTAAAGTTATGACACTCTTACCTAATCCCATATCTAAGAGCACTGCTGCTATAGGATGATTGAGGATATACTCAGTGGCATAAACCTGATACTCATGAGGCTTGTATTTCATGAAGTATCCCTCCAATCTGATCTATATGATCCAGGCAGAACACCAAAAAACCAAGTGCTTCTAACTGTCTTTTTCGCTTTTCCTGTAGAGGCCTTAAGGTTTTACCTGGTGCTTTTACCTCTACAAAAGCAACTTTTCTATTAGGTAATAGAATCAATCTGTCTGGCATTCCATCAAAACCTGGTGATACAATCTTAAGTGCAATGCCGCCTATATCTTTTACTGATTTTATTAGTTGCTGTTCAATCAATTTCTCTCTCATAAATCCTCCATGTTCCCTAAATCCAAAAAGTCTCTATACGCGCGTATATACGCGTTTGTAGGTAATTTCTTCTTTTTGTCTTTAGGATTATTTTTAATAATAATTATTGGAACAATGGAACAGAGGTTATAAAGTAGCCTACTTTACAAGGGGCTGCCGCCTGTTCCGATGAGGTGTACCAAATGACCATTTTTGTTTCACCGGAACAGGTAAAATTTGTTCCAGAGAAAAAATTGTTCCATGTGTTCCAAACTAAATTATTCTTTGGGAACATAAACCCATTGTGGTCCATAAAGCGGGATTCGTTCTTTTTTCACGAGACCTGTCCAGCCTCCGATACTTGCCATAATCGCCGATATTTCATTACCATCCACCCTTCGCAGGTTGGCTCGATCCTTTCCAAAGCACTCACACCAAATTTCCATATTAGAAACCGATTTTCGTTTCCAAACACCAACCCTCTTGCTTTCACCAAACTCAGTTCCATTGATATAGGCTCGGCGTTCATATAAATCCATGGTGTCCCAATCTTCAGGTAAAAGCATGTCAAGGTACTCTCGTACTAAACCTTCACGCTCATCGGATTCCATGGCTTCCCGCTGTTCTTCTTTTGCAAGCTTCTCAAGACTGGCATCAAGGTACAATTTTTCTCCAGCTTTCACAAAGGTAAGAGTTTCAGCCCATATCTGCAGAATTTCATCCTGCTCTAACTGCCATGACTTTTTTGTACCATTTCCCGGAGTCTTTACCGGCCAGAAACGACGGTTTCCTGTGGTATCCCGCAAATAGCCTTTTTCAGCATTAGTGGTACCAAAAAAGACACATTGTCTTAAGTGAGGAGTAGCTCTCTTGCCAAAGCTGGCTCGATAAATATCATTCTGGCGAGATAGGAAGCTTCTAAGTGTTTCCACTTCAGCTTTTTTCAGTCCAGCCAGTTCTCCAATTTCTAAAATCCAGTAACCCTGTAACTTTTCTGCGGCGGTCTTATCCTTGGTATCTGATAAGCTCAAACTATCAGAAAACCAGTCTCCACCTAACTTGGCTATAAGAGTGCTTTTTCCAACTCCCTGCGGCCCATTTAAAACCAACATGGAATCAAACTTGATACCTGGAGTCAGTACACGAGAAATAGCTGCACATAAAGTTTTTCTTGTCACAGCTCGAACATATGGGTTATCTGATGCACCTAGATAATCGATTAGCAATGTATCTACTCTAGGTACCTTATCCCATTCAGGAAGAGCCTCAATAAATTCCCGAATCGGATGATAAGATCTATCGTCAGCGACCTTCGCTACCGCTACATCATAGTTTCTTGCAGAAAAGGTTCCGTAGTGGGTGTCAATGTAGCTGATTAGCTGTGCATCATCTGCATCTCTCCAGAACTTCGATGGATGCGGCCAAGGAACATCACCTTTAATTTCGAGACTATCAGATAGCTGATTAAACACTATGCTTTTTAGGTTGGGATCATTTTCAAGTATCAAAATCAAATTTCTAAGCGTATTTTTAACCGTTCCTGTCTTATCAAGCTCCAGCTGCTTTTCCCAATCTTCATCAATAAACTCTTTTTCAGCCTGAGCCTTTCGTTCTTCAGCAAACTGCTCTTTTACCCGTTCATCCTCTAATGCCAAATCTGTCATGGCTCTAAATGAAGGTAGTTTACTTGGCGGTGCATTTTCTGTCACCTTTTCATCTAGTTCCCGAAATTTATGCACTCGGACCAAATCAAATGCGTTTAGCAGCATTCCACATGCTGGATCAGTAGCATGATGGCTATAAGCAAATTTACCATCATAGATTACCAAACCCGCTGAAGAATCTGCTGGAATATAATCAAATCGTCCATTCATGGTACTAGGTTCATATACATCAGGTAGAAATTCTTCGATGGCTTCTTCAATGTTATAGGCTCTGCAAAATGCTCCTATAACCCCTTCTTTAATTAATGGATCTGCTTGTTTAGTTATTTTCCTTTGTACAACCTCAGATTGTCGACTTGAGACTGGCCACATTGAAGTGTCCCGCCAGTCTACATATTTTGATAGATAGATATCTGGGTCCAATAGTTCACCGTCTTTCTCTTTAAATACAAACTCTCCATCTGACGGTGTAGAAGGCCAATACATTAGTCTTGAAGGTTCATAAGTGGTGTCATCGAATAAATCAATCCCAATCTCCTTTGCAACCATCCGACCAAGGGCTGGGTATTCATCCTCTGTTACTTCTCTTTTAAGTGGAATAATAAGTCTTAATCTTGGTGCATCTGGTGTATGTTTATGGGTAGAATAGATGCAGCATTTGAAATCATGTAACGCTTCAATTTGCTCCCAAACCTCTGGTTTGGCATAATCCATATCTAAAGTCAGAAGGGAACGGGAGAGGACATAACCATTTCTGCGTTTTCCTTCACGAAGGGCTCCTCCCACAAATCCTCCTACATCTTTTATTGAGTCCTGTTGAGCGCGACTCATTTTTCGGAACTCAGATACAGTTTCTGTTGTTCGTATGGTAGATTTAACTCGTGAGATAAAGTCCTCCCATGTGATATCTTTGTTCTTCCACTTTTTATCCATTCGGCTGTTACCGATTGCAATTTTCATAAACTGTCAACCTCCTGTAACTTCTCATTAAAATATCTGATCAACTGTTTACGTTTCTTTGCTTTTTCAATTTCCTGTGCCATCCCCTTTGAAATGGTGTCACCAAATACCCATAGTTCATTACATTTAGCGAGTAAAACCATATTCATAAACATAGCTAGTTCCCGCTCCTGTGGAATGTCATCATCCATAAACTGAGGAAATAGCAAGTGAGGAGCAAGAGGAATACAATTTCTCTCCAGTGCAAACCTACAGAAAGTTCGTGCCTTTTTTACATTTATATCAATATCCCCTGAATAAGGAGAACAAATATATACAAGAGGTTTAAAGGCAGAATTTCTTTCTGCCTTCTCCGCTTTAATAACATTAGTAATTGCAGCATAAGGAGTAGGATCATAATAGCCCTCGGAATTAAATTTACTTGTGGTCATAGCATTCTTCCTCTCTTACCTTTTTGCTACATTCACTGCAATAAATAGATGTGCTATATAAATCTCCCTCACCATCTGCAAATACTTCTGAAAGGTCAACATTTACTTCACATTCACAACTTGGGCAAATGCAAAATACATTTTCATCATTTATTTCAACCACTATTTCCATAGCATCGCTAATTTTTTCTTTAACATAAAACATTGATTTTTCCCCCTTTTATATTTCCTTGTCCTTTAATTTTGTAACGTACCATTCAAGGTAACGCTTACGCTGCTCATAATCAGGTACAGCTACAAGCAAACCTACATCAACTTTTTGTAGGGTTTCAAGCATACTTATTTGCTCATCGCTCAGATATGGTCTAATGCTTTTCCCTTTTTCTATTCCGTTTACCAGTCTGAACTGCTTTGCTGACATTCCAATTACAATGCGGTTTAGCATATCACACTCATTACTGAAGTGATAAGGTTTAGGATTGTCATGCAGTAGCTTGATGTTTTCTGTCAGTAAAGGGAACTCCTTACGAGCCGAAACAAGAGTTTTAATGAACTGCTCCATTTTATTAAAGCGTTTGATGTATAATTCTTTGAACTTCATTGCTTTCTGCCCTGTATATCCCATGACCAACATAGTGAACCCATCACGGGTCATGGCATAGGCCTTTTGCTTTCTGTTCCAACCATCTGTATATGAGATTGGCTCAAAATTGAGCCGAGCAAATTCTTTACTCAATCCAGATTTGGGGTCAGTGATTTTGGCAATGTCACGAAGGACATTTTTATGTTCTTTTTCAAAACGCTCTGCCACATATAGGCTATCTACTCTTGCAGTATCCTTTCTGTCAGCGAAAATTCCATATTTGTCCTTGGGTATCAATTCTTTCATAAGAGAACCTCCTGCTTATAGTTGTAGAGCAATAAAACATGCCCTCAGCTATAAGCAAAAAAAGAGAAGGCATCGAACCCCCTCAACTTAATCTTTTTTATAAAAATTACATTCAAACCCATCTGCACGAAGCAAAAGTCCCTGAGCCCAAGGCGGTGTTTGTCCCATAAGAGCACAAATATCTGGAACGGATGTTTCTATTGGAACCTCCAAAACTACCTCATCATGGACATGCATTACAATATCAAAACCATTTTCATTCAATCTTCTCATGGCATAGCAAAGAATATCTCTCGAAATAGCCTGGACGATATTCTCTACAAACTTAGGGCCATAACTTTCAATACGCTCCCATTTCTTTGTGCCGCCAACACCCTCATAAGTCACTGCTTCACTGCCAAAGCTGTTAATACCTATTCTTGGCTTGACATAAGTAAGTTGTCTGCCAGAAGGAAGCCATATTAAAAGCATCCCGCTACGATACTCAAAACGGATACGGTGGGTTTCGGTTCTACACCTTTCTGTTACAGCTTCTTTGACAGCACGATCAACATCCCACCAAAGTCTAACAATATTAGGATTTGCATTCCTCCAAGCATAGACTAGCGGTTTTAATTCTTCTTCGGTAAGACCCATGTCAAGTGCACCCATTGCTTTTAATGCACCTACTGACCCTCCATAGCCACAGTTATGAACTAACACATTTGAAACAGTAAATCTATGATTCTTACCTGCATTTAATATGTCATAAACTCTAACCTTGCTTGGATTAATCTCCAGTTCTTTCTCTGTTCTATAACTGCCATTTCTGCTGATGCTATAATTTCTTCTCTTGTCATGCCATTGGATATCATCCTTGTAACAACACTTCTTGCATAGGGCCAATTTTCTTGTTTGAAATCTGGGATTACTGATATTCTTCTGTTGGCTTGATTTATACTTCTTGGAACAAAACGAATATTGCCCTTTTCGTAATTTCCGTCGTTGTCTATCCTGTCCATCTCTAAATCTTGGCGTACATTTTCTACATTTTTCAATATCCATATCCCCGCACTGAGAACTGAGGGAAAATTGAATTTTATACCCCTTCCCCCATATAAATGGTAATTCCTTGCCTTTGGATTCTCGCAACGCTGCTTTGCGGCAGCAAGTCTTTTCTGTAGCCACAAAGGTATCTTCCTTTGTTGAGAGCATCTCTGGCAGCCTTTTGATTTTCCAGATTTTAAGCTGTTTAAATTTTGCCACTGTATACTGTGACAACCTGTGCATTGTGTTAGGACATAGCAATGATTCATCTTTGCATTCCATCTTTTCTGTGCACTTATTATTTTCACCCAGCCGTATTGCTCTCCTACCATTTCCGGTTTGTATGAGATGTGCTTTGCAGGTGGCAGCTTCTCCAAATTGTATTGGCCTCGATTTCCCTTTGACCCATACAAGATGGTCTTTTGTAGCTGTAAGTCCTCCATAAGTTATAACCTCCTTTTCACCTTTTGAAATGACACCATCATGTTTTACCCAATCTTCACCATCCCACAATTTATGTTTTGTTGTAATATCTTGAATTGGAACAAGTCCTTTATCCGTTAACACAAGACTATTATGTGCTATACAAGCCAGTTCTGCCTGCTTACCTTTCTGCCTTAAATGTCCGTTAACGCCATTCTTCTCAACAGGAACATTAAACATTTGCGATGCTGAAGCACAATAAATGTCTCCGCCATTTGCAAACACTTCATTTCTCCATGTCTCCCCAGCAAGCCAAGCAATTACTCTAGCTTCTATTGCACTAAAGTCAGCAACGATAAACTTATATCCTTTCTTTGGCACAAAAGCGGTTCGGATTAATTCAGACAAAACTCCCGGAATAGAGTCATACAATATTTCCAAGGCATCAAAATGGCCACCTCTAACCAATCGACGTGCCTGTTCCAGATCCGACAAATGGTTCTGAGGGAGATTTTGAACTTGTATAAGCCTTCCTGCAAATCTACCGGTTCGATTAGCACCGTAGAATTGTAGTAGTCCCCGAGCTCTTCCGTCAGTGCATACAGCATTTTCCATAGCGGTGTATTTCTTTACACTGGATTTAGCTAGTAACTGTCTCAGTTCCAGTACTTCACTCAGATGTTCTGGAGCTTCCTTTAATAGTGCCTTAACTGATGCCTTATCAAGACTGTCTGTTTCCAGACCATTTTCTGATAGCCAGGACTTCATTTGAACAACTGAATTAGGATTTTCAAGTTCAGTTAGTTCTTTTAGTCTGCTTGTAAGCTCTTCTCGGGTTTGCTCATCACATTGGATAGCTTGCCTTACCAATTCCAAATCCAACTGAATACCTCGATCATTGATTTGCTGGTCTAGAATATAGTTCTTCCACTCCTCTTCCGGCATAGGAAATTTTTGAAGCTTTGCCTGTATGGAAAGTTCAACTTCAACGTCTCGAAGGTTATATTCTTTGAAGCTATTCCACTTCTCTGGAGCATGTTCAGGTAAATTTCGTGTACGACCACCATTCGCCCCTGTTGGTTTGCATGGAACTGAAAAATATCGGATGAGCTCTTTACCTTCTGTCAGCTTTTTCTTATCTGCTCCTGTTACAATTGCTGCCCCTTCCAAAGATAGAGGAAGTCCAAGATACGCAGACCATACCATCGTACAACGCCAAGAATCAGGTTCTAGGTGAATACCAAAGTGTTTAGATAAGCAAATCCGTTCAAACTGCGCATTGAATGCCCATTTGGTAACATTATTATCTAAAATCGCTTGCTGTATTTCTTTAGGTATTTTTTCGCCACAAGCGAAATCCACTACTTGTACCGGCCCAGCATCTACACTGTAACCGAAAAGTAAAATCTCAAAATCCGGTGCTTCAGCGTAACGATAGACCCCGCTTTTGGCGAGGTCTACGCTACTATATGTTTCTATATCTATGCTGAGGGTTCTCATGATAAAAAGTCATCATCCACGTCAGTGGCAAAGTCATCAGCTGCATTAGTTCTTCCACCCAAAGGCTCACCATCGCGGATTTTTTGAATATTTCCAAGACCACATGCTATACCCTTATTCCCATTGGAGTTAAAGGCATAAAAGTTGATACTTACTCTTGCATAAACACCGGAGTATACTTCTGAACGCTCAAGGATTGGATTGATATTTTTATCTACAATTTGTGGAGGGGTATTGCTATTGGCATTGATAAAATAGCTATTTGCATAAGCTTCATCATCTGGACGATCAATATCTCCGTCACGTAGAGGAAGCTTTAACGCCGCTTTATTTGGAATCTTACTACCGAATTTACCTTTACCTTCTTCTATTGCAGCATTCACCGCTTCATTGATAGCGCTTAAGGTTTTAGTATCACTCTTAGGAATAATCAGGCTCACACTGTATTTTTCAGCACCGCCATTGATTGATTTAGGTTCCCACACATTAGCATAAGAAAGTCTGACAACTCCTGTAACTACTTTTGTTGGATTTGTTCTTTTTGCTGTTTTTGACATAATTTTTATACCTCCATAAAATCATTTTTTGCTGATGATGTGTTCATTTCAGGACGCTTATCTGAAACTGGAACTAGCGTCGGTTTGCCTGGTGGCTTCATAACTAGCTCACCAAGGATTTCATTAAATTTTGACTTGCCCATCAATTTTTCCATTTCGGTAATGGTAATGAGACTTTGCTTGTATATATCTCGGTATCCTTCATTCTTTGCTGCTTCTGCGACTGCTTCTTCATCTTTATATTTACGGTTGGAGCGACCTTCGACTACTTTAAACCCTGGCCACTTCTTTCCATGATTAACTGCTGCATCCGTCGCATAGGTTATAATCTCATTTGCCCAGTTAGTGAGATCACCGATAGAAGATAAAATGTCAGCAATCTCTTCATCAGATAAAAGTGGTGGTAGAGCAAACTCAAACGTAGCCAGTTTCATTTTTGCTTCTGCTCTTGCTCTACATTTCACAGCTGCTCTGCAAAATTGACACTATTCACCGGGACAGTAGTTGCCGTCACCATTGAAGGCTAATTCAGCTTTAGGTTTTAAAACTTCATCAACCCACTGATACAAGTTTTCTTTTGAGACTGTGGATGTACTGTCATTTTCTCGACGGGGTTGATAAATTGTCATTGAAACCATCTCGATATCATAAATGCCATCAAATAGATCCAGTGCACCAAGGGCATAAAGTTTCATTTGAGAATTGTCTTCTGCACTGACTAAGACACCCTGACCATACTTAAAATCAAAAATGTTAAGAGTTCCATCAGCTATAATTAAACAATCCCCGGTTCCAAATCCCTCAGGTACATACTTTGAAAAGTCAAGCCGCTGTTCTATCAAGATTAGGGGATCACTACAAATTTGCTTAGCTTGCTCAATCACTTCAAGTACAAACTCCACGTAACCATCGGTATAATTGTCCATCTCATCTGAGTCGTATGGAGAGACCGGCTTTTTTGATCTCATCTTAAGTGCCTTTCGGAGTTTGTGTTCACTTAATGCATGAGCTGCTGTACCTTCAGCTGCAGCCTCACCACTGTTGTCATCAAACTCCTGTTCTAGCCTTGCCGATGGTGTACAGTTCATCCAGCGATGAGCCCCTGACGCGGAGAGAATTGCATGTTTACTCATTTCAACTCCTCCGCATCAGCAAGAATGGCAGCATACTTACTTGGATCAATCTGACTAAGTTTTGATGCACCATACTTTTCTAGAAGACCTCTAACCTGAGCAGTAAATCCATCATGACTTTTCTCCGCGAGCACCGCTCTTACTTCTTCTAAGGTAATTTGCTTTTCTTCAGGCTGTTTTTCATGTTTTGGCTGCTCTGACTTTTTATCCTCCTTAGGCTCATTACTTCCAAGGGCATCAGCTACAGCCTGAACACTATCTGCCAGTGCTCGAAGATCTGACACTACATCAAGAAGGAGCTTAATCTTACTCATGTCCTACACCTCCTTCCTTTATTTCCTTAATTTCTACCGTCTCAACTGAGTCACCTGGAGTAATTACTAACAAACTGACTTTCTTTCCAAATAGGAAATCAAGCATTCTAGTTCGGATAGTCTTACGACTACTTTGAATGACGGAGCTTTTTTCGCCATTTGGCGTTGCCACATTAATAGTGACTTTATGTTTTAGGCTCATATTTCCTCTCCTTTCGGGGGCAATTTATCTCCCCTCACCGATAAGCGAAAAAGAGAGTTCTTTCGAACCCCCTTTCAGAAAAGATTTTTTAATAGATTCTTTAGAACCCAATTAGGATAGAATTTTTCTAAGTCTTTCATGAAGCTTCTTAAGGCGGCCGCGAATGGCAGCTTCTGTCACACCTTCTTCTGCTGCAATGTCAGTGTTGGATCGTTTCTCAAGATATACTTTTTGGAAAAGTTCTTTCTGTTGTGGTAAAAGAGACTCCATTGCCTTTGTTAACTTATCCAACATATCTTGATAATCGGCTTCATATTCAGCTTGTATGATTAGCTGTTCTGGATTCACAGTATCATCTGCAAGATATTTATTGCGGTCATTGGCTGCTTCCTCTTCTCCGTCATAATAAGCATCCAGATGTGTTTTCACTCGATAATCATAGCGACGCTGCTCGTCCACTTCGTCATCATCCATAATGTGCAAAAGCTCGATGTCCGCTTCGGTGACCCCATTCTCACCCGGGGTAATCACAATCTTTGTTCCTTCAGCTGTGTAATAAATGTAATTAGTTCTCTTCTTTTTGCTTGTTTTGTACGCTCTTTTCATAATTTGACTCCTTTGGTTTTCAAAATTTAGCTTTGAAATCCGCGGGAGCCGCTCATTATCCGTGAGACAAAAAAAGACGGCAGTGGAATACCTTTTCAGGTATTCCGCACTGCCGTCTAGCGGTCTCGCGGATTTAATATTTACTTCATTAAAAAGCAGATAAGCTAATTTTTAAGATTTACTACTTCTGTAGTGCCATCTGCATTTCTTTTGATTAATGTAATACAGTCTTTGATTTTGATTTCTACAGTACCAGTAGCTTCATCTACTCTACAAACAAGTTTTCCATCAAGGTTTCTCACTTCACTCATCTTCTTTTCATCCTTTCTCCTCTTTTGATAACAGGTATTTATGTGTATTTATGAGTATTTAATTTGATATAAGCAGTTTAAATTTCTATTACAGGTAAAGGAATTGAATTATACTTATTTAAGTGATATAATTTATAAAATGTAGTTAGCAGAATCAATGGTTTATCAGGGTTGTCTTTTCGGGGAATAGCATCGCTCAAAGACCATAGTCACAAAATAAAAAATCCTTTTCCTGTAATGCTTACAAGAAAAGGATACAAGCTTTAGACCTATAAGTATTTCCCCTCGGTTTGACCTATTTTTGACCCTTTTTTGACCTTATGGTTCTGCAGAAAGGGATGGTCGTCGTGGGTAAATTATGCTTTGGTTCATATGCTAAAATTGTTCAAAAATCAATTAAAGAGCCTAATAGTCAAAAACGTGTTGCTGAATTGTTACTAGGTCTAATTACTGACAATGAAGATGTTACAAACCAAGAAGGTGACCCTTTTGTAGTTACTGACAAGCTTGCCAGTGACTTATTTAACTGCAAAATTAATATGCGTAAAAAAATTAAAGAAGCATCTAGCTCCCAATTAATTGTTAATTCTGCTCATGACTATTTTGAAGATGTGGTCATGCCTGAAATTATGCCTGAAATGATACAAGACATGATTGCTGAATTAGTAGACCTCATATCAAGTGACGATAGTGTTCCTCAGGATAAAAAAGATGAATTCTTAAAATTTGCTAATCCGACCTCCATTCATGTCTTTTTGTCTGACTTATTTTTGTACGTAATAAAAAAGGATAATAAAATTTCTAAGAAGTCACCAGCTCCCTTAAATAGTAAAATGCCTTCTGTTCTTAGTGATGTAAAAAAGCTAAAGGAGCCTATTGAAAAAATCCCTCCTAGACAACCAGAACCTATTACACCACCAGAAGAAATAGAAAATCATGAGATGGTTTACGTCAGAGAATTATTAGCCGCTTATGCTGATGCTGAAGGTATTGATGAGTTGCCAAAAGAATCCTTAGAAAGTTTTCCAAAGTATGAGAAGGACTTTAAGCGTAGGAGAAAAGACTACTATGCAGCTGAAAGTATTAGACGTGGTGCAAGAGATGTATTCGGAGAAACGAATCCGGATCATTTTGAAATATTAAAAGAAGAAACATATGACGGTGTCATAGATGTTTATGAAAATGAGTATCCTCATGGTCTCGCTAGGCTAAAAGGGGTTATGTCTCAAGCAACTCTTATTCGAGTTGATAAATGCGTATATAGCCAAATTCCTAATTGGATCGGCGCTAGTGAAAAGAAAGGTGTCTGCCACATTCTTGTAAATGACGGCAAACTTAGGGGGTGGGTTGAAACCGATGAGTAAGTTGTATAATACGCCATTCGAAGCATCACTACGTATATTGCTTATACTAGAGTCTTCAAAAAATCAGAACTTTAGTTTGGACTTGCTTACTGCCATAGATTTTATTTCACTTTACGGAAGAGATTTTGGTCTTTCTAATGAAAATCTGCATGGAGATAATAGTTATAAGTTCAGTGAATTCGCCTTGCGCCGCGAACTCATAAAAACAGCAATTAAGCATCTTGTTCTTGATGACCTCATAAAAGTTAGCTCGACCAAACAAGGTTTTACATATTCCGCTAATCAAAAAGGCTTAAATTTTAGCGAACATTTATCAAGTGATTATGCTAACACATATCGTCAAGCTGTTTATTTAGTAAGGGGATTTATATCTAATAAAACAGAGCGTGAAGTTTTAGAATATATAAATAAACGCTCCATATATTCGTTGCGGGAGGATTAATGAAATGACTAACTTATATATAAAAAAGCTAATTGTTTCCGGTGGTGGTAAAGAGCCTTCTGTTTTGGAATTTGATGAAGGATTAAATATTATATGTGGACCATCGAATACTTGAAAAAGTTATATCTTAGAATGTATCGACTACTTATTTGGCAGTGATAAAATTCGTTTTGATAGAAGCACCGGCTACAATAATATCAAATTAATTGTTGCTACAGAAAGCGGTAGTATTACATTGGATCGTGAATTAGATTCAAATAAAATTAGAGTTCATAGCGACAATCACAAGATTGAATCTGGAGAATATAGAACTAGTGGAAAAAAGAATATCAGTGATGTATGGTTAAGTCTTATAGGTATTGATGAGGAGCGTTTTATTATAAAAAACTCAAGGTATGATAAACAACGTCTTACCTGGAGGACTATTTCACATATGTTTCTCATTAAGGAATCTATTGTTTTTCAAGAAGCTTCTATTATATTGCCAAGGCAAAATACAGCACATACCGCAGCTCTTTCTACCCTCTTTTTCTTAATTACTGGTCAAGATTTTGCTGAATCCGACCCAAAGGAAGAAAAAAAGATAAAAGAAGCTAGAAAAAAGGCTGTTGCTGATTATATTAATAAAAGGTTAAATGATTTTGCTGAACGTAAAAATGAGCTTAACAAGCTTCCAGTTGGAGATGAAGAGTACCTTCAAGAAAAAGTAGAAAATATACTTGTTGAAATCGCTAAAACAGAAGAAAAAATTGCTGATTCAGTTAACCGCAGCAAACAACTTCTAAAGGAAATTTATGTTGTCAGCGATCAATTGGCTGAATGTAATACGTTGTATAACCGGTATAAGGCTTTGAAGACTCAGTATGCATCTGATATTAAAAGATTAACTTTTATTGTTGAAGGAGAGCTGCATAAAGGGAAAATGCATGCAAATTCTAAATGTCCTTTCTGTGACAGCAGTATATCCTCTTCTCAAAAAGAAGCTTCTTATGCTGAAACATCACATGCTGAGCTACATAGGATACAACTTCAATTAGATGATTTATTAGAAGCTGAGCAAGATCTAATAAAAGAACGGTCTACACTAGAATCTAAACTTGCTAGATTAAATAATGAAAAATCAGATGTTGAATTACTCATTAATGATGAATTAAAACCCAAAATTGCTGGGCTTAGATCAACTTTATATGATTATCGAAGAGCCATTGAAATTCGAAATGAATCAGTTGTTATTACCAAATATGAAACAACAATGAAATCCGAATTGTTTGAAGCAATGATGGAAGATGAATCAGCGGTAGAGTTTAAAATCAAGAACTACTTTAATAGCGATATCATAGCAACATTGGACATCTATCTAAATAGAATCCTAGAAGCTTGTAAGTTTGATGGTTATAGCTCTGCTTATTTTGATTCAAGTTCCTTTGACATATTTATCAACGGAACTCCCAAAGACACATATGGCAAAGGATATCGCGCTTTTTTAAATACTGTACTTGCCATTTCGCTTATGGAGTATTTAACCGATAAAGGTAAATATGCACCTGAGCTATTGATTATTGACACCCCTATTCTTTCTCTGAAGGAAAAAGAAGATGGTGTGGCATCTGACACAATGAAAGCTGCATTATTCCAGTACCTATTAGACAACCAAGGTCATGGTCAAGTTATTATTGTAGAAAATGATATTCCTGATTTAGATTATAGCAACGCAAATGTGATTCAGTTTACTAAAGATGAATCGTATGGTCGTTACGGATTTTTGAATGATGTACGCCAATAAGAAATGAAATGGAGGCTTATTTAATGAGCAAAGATCAAAATATAGAAAAATGGTCTTCAATGGATATTATTACAGATTATCTGGGTGTAAGTCGTGAAACTGTACTGCAGTGGATCAACAATCGCAACATGCCAGCCCATAAGGTAGGTAGACTATGGAAATTTAAAATTTCCGAAGTTGATGAATGGATTCGGTCCGGTGGTGCAGCTGAGAAAAGTGAAACAGATGATGTTTAAGAAGCCCTTTAGCATTATAAGTATTTCATTATTTGAAAGGAAGTGTTTTATATGGATAACCAAACCTATAATTCAATATTAAACTTTATTTGGCAATAGCAGACGACTGTCTACGAGATGTATATGTACGAGGTAAATATAGAGATGTAATCTTGCCTATGACAGTAATCCGTAGATTAGATGCTGTATTAGAGGAAACAAAACCTGCTGTTCTTGAAATGAAAAAGAAACTAGACGAGGCAGGCATCACCAATCAGACTGCTGCACTATGCAATGCTGCTGGACAGTCATTTTGCAACAGTTCACCTTTTTGCTTGCGCGATTTAACCTCTAGAGCAAAAAATCAAACTTTAAAAGCAGATTTTATAGCCTATTTGGATGGCTTCTCTCCTAATGTTCAGGAAATTTTAGATAGATTCAAATTTCGCAATCAGATAGACACTATGATTGATGCAGATATACTTGGCGCTGTTATAGAAAAATTTGTTTCACCTACAATTAACTTAAGCCCTAACCCTGTTTATAAAGATGATGAAAAGAAGGAAATCCGTTTACCTGGTCTTGATAATCATACCATGGGGGTAATTTTTGAAGAACTTATTCGCCGCTTTAATGAAGAAAATAATGAAGAGGCAGGAGAACACTTTACCCCTCGTGATGTTGTCGAATTAATGGCCGATCTTATTTTTGTACCAGTAGCGGATAAAATTATGGATGCAACTTACTCTTGCTACGATGGGGCTTGCGGTACAGGTGGTATGCTTACCGTAGCCCAAGACCGTCTGATGGAACTTGCTGAAAAAGCTGGTAAGAAAGTATCTATTCATCTTTTTGGCCAGGAAATAAATCCTGAAACGTATGCTATAGCTAAGTCTGATTTATTATTACAAGGACAAGGAGATCAAGCGGACCATATTGGGTTTGGTTCCACCCTTTCTAACGACCAATTTCCTACCTACCAGTTTGACTTCATGCTAAGTAATCCGCCATATGGCAAATCGTGGAAAGTTGACGCAGATAAACTCGGTGGCAAGAAAGATATTATGGACAGTCGTTTTGTGACCAACTTTGCTGATGATCCTAATTTCAGTATGATTCCAAGAACAAGTGACGGACAGTTACTTTTCCTACTAAACAATGTTGCAAAAATGAAGAAAACTACCGAGTTAGGTAGCCGTATCGCAGAAGTGCATAACGGGTCTTCCTTATTTACCGGTGATGCCGGACAAGGTGAAAGTAATGCCCGACGCTTTATGATAGAGAACGACCTTGTAGTGGCGATTATTGCCCTACCAGACAATATGTTCTATAACACAGGAATTGGCACTTTTATTTGGATTCTTTCTAACAATAAAGCTGAACACAGAAAGGGTAAGATTCAACTTATAGATGCTACTTCATTAAAGTCGCCTCTTCGTAAAAACTTAGGTAAAAAGAATTGTGAATTGACTCCTGAAATCAGACAACAAATTTTGGAGTTATATATGGCTTTTGAGGAAAATGAGTATAGCAAAATTTTTGATAACAACGAGTTTGGTTATTGGAAAGTAACTGTTCTTCGCCCTGCATACAACGAAGATGGCACTATTCAAAAAGATAAAAAAGGAAAACCTGTTGTCAATAAAGAGCTAACAGATACAGAACAAATACCTTTTATCTATGAAGGTGGCATCGAAGCATTCTTTGAAAAAGAAGTAAAGCCCTTTGCTCCCGATGCATGGATTGACGAAAAGCAGACAAAAATCGGTTATGAAATTAGTTTTACAAAATATTTCTATAAACCGATTCAGCTAAGAACACTAGAAGAAATAACAGTAGACATTCGTTCACTCGAAGAAGAGACAGACGGATTACTTGCTGAGATTATAGGGGGTTGA